CGTTATGTATGGCTAAGGCAGCCAATACAGGCAAGTTTGATTTAAAAACTATTACTAACCACATTTTTAAAATTGAAAAATGAAATTAAAATTCAAAACAGAAGGGTTGGAGGGAGATAATTTGCGTTTTGTCTGCTCTCTAAATGAAACCCTCGAAAAGATGGACGACTTTTCCACGGCCTCAGATGTACAAAAAGCATTGAACGAAAAGTTCAAGGACGTTATGGGCGAAGATGGAAAATTTAAAGTTGTTATGAAGGATGAATTCAATGCATTGACGGATGAAGAAAATCCGAACAGTTTGAAATCAATCATCAAAGCTCAAGGCGCAAAGATCAAAGCATTGGAAGAAACTCCTTCAAAAGGCGCCGAAACAAAAACTTTGCAGGAAGTTCTTGGAGCGCATGTTGAGGATTTCAAAAATCAGGTAAAGAATCGCCAGGGTACAATGAGTTGGGAGATCAAAGAATTTATGGAGAACGGAAAAAAGAATGCAGCAGTAATTGCAGTTGGTACAGGCGGGTCTGTAACTAACAGCGTATCGGCTGCAACTGGTTTGCGTCTTGGAGATGGTCCGATATTTGAAATCAAGCGTGGTACTCCATTCATTTTGGATTTTGTAAATCTTGGCGAAACTTCTCAGCCCTATTTAATATGGTGGGATGAGCAAGCAAAACAGGGAGACTTCGCAATAACATCTGAAGGAACTACAAAACCAATGGTTCAATATGAATTCATCCGCAAATCTGCCGACTACCGCAAAGAAGCTGGCTTTATGACATTGACGGAAGAATTTATGAATGACCTTCCTCAGTTGGTAACAACTATCAAAAGACTTGCAAACATTGATTTGATGAATAACATCAATGCTGCAATTCTTACCGATATGATTGCAACTTTGCCAAGTTACACATATACTGCACTCAGCGGAAAAATTTACCACGCTGATGATTACGCGGCTATAGGTGCAGCAATTGCGCAAATTCAATCTTTGTTCTTCCAGCCAAATGTTCTCGTTTTAAATCCTGCGGACGCATGGAAAATGAAATTAACTAAAGACGATGTAGGACGTTATCAGATGCCGCCATTTAGCAACGGCCTTGATGTACCGTTTGAATTCGGAACAGTTATTGTTGACCCTCGTATTGCAGTGGGTAAATTTTTAATCGGAGACGGAAGCACTTACAATGTTGATATGAAAGGTGGCGTTGTAATTAGAATCGGTTATAATGGAACTGACTTTGTGCAGAACCAACAAACCGTTGTGGTTGAGCAATACTTTTTTAATTACATTGCAACAAACCGCCTGGGTGCTTGGGTGTATGGAACATTTGCTACTATCAAAGGAATCATCAATGATGAAACCAATAGTTAGTAGATAAGGAATCGAAACAATTTTTATAATTTCATAATTTTTTCAAATGAGACTGAAAGATAAAAATCAAGTTGACGCGGAAGAAAGAGAGTTGAAGGAACAAGGTGCAACTTTTCACCGCTGGAGCGAAATGGTAGAAATAAGTGGAACTGGAAAATACCCCGCAATGCCAAAGGGGAAAATTTTCAAGGAACACAAATTGGCCGCCAATGAGCTTATCAAAAAGGGTTATGCAGTAAAAGCGTAATCCGATTTTTAAATTACTATTGCATCCTATATGTCGTTAATAGATACCTCATACTTCAAAGGTCCGATTGCAATTGCTCAACTTGGGCAACAAGCGGTAAAAAATAATTTGCAATTATTTATAAATCGCTATGAGGCCAAATTGTTGCAAGCGTGCTTGGGTTATGAATTGTATCAGGATTTTATTGACGGGCTTAACCAATCTTTAATTGATCAAAAATGGTTGGACATAAGAGATGGCGCAATATTTGACGCAACAGGACAATGGCCGCCGCTATATTGGCAAGTTCCGTATTTGAATAGTTATATGCGAGATTGGTATATTCCTATGAATCCTAGAAGGAGAATGGAATGGATTGGATTTACAGCTAAGGCTAGTTTTATTGATACAGACGCCTCGAGAGATCAGACTTTAGTTTTAACTGTGGATTCCGGAAATAATAATCCAGTTTCAGGAACCAATACATTTTCTTTATCTTCTTTGGCAGGTTCTGAATATTGGATAGAAAGAAGAGGTATAGGAACTTTGGTTGAGGACGTTGAGGTAACTATAACAAATGATGGACAAACAATAACATTAATAAAACCTGGAGATTCATTTGCTCCTGGCGAAATCTTTGTTTTACATTTCGATAATATTATTGTTACAGGCGGGAATGCCAATCCTTTTTATACAAGTCCAGATGCCGCATACATATATTATATGCATGTACGGGACCAAGTAACACAAAACACCGGATCTGGAATTGTTAATCCTATTTCGGAGAATGCGTTAGAATCAAGTCCAGCTAGAAAGATGGTTGATGCGTTTAATCAGATGAGCAAAGATATTTTTGTATTATGGCAATTCTTGGAATTGAAAAATACAGATGTGTATCCTAATTATGATCGTTTGAAAATTGATTATAATTTCTTTAAACCGATTAATGTTTGGAATATATGATTATTCCTGTTTATATAGTGGACCTTTTTAAAGATATTGTAACAGATGTTATAACGGATGTTTTGTCTACTATAAAAGCAAACGAAACCGCCGCTCTAGGTGATACATCATTAATTCAAACAATCAATTTTCAGTATGGTCATAAATTAGAACTATTGGAAACTTTATCTCAAATGGATAGAGATACGATGGGTCAAGATCAATTAAAATACCCATTGATATATCTGGTCCAAGACTTTGTGGAAAAGCGAGGACAGAAACCGGGTATATACGCGGAAACATCTTTGAATATTTTGATTATTCATCAAACCGACAATACATATAAGATTACAGATCGTTATGCCAATGTTTTTAAACCCGTACTTTACCCTATATATTATTCGCTGATTGACCAGATTTCTCATCATAAGCAGATTAATAATTTTGATGAAACATTAATACCGCATACAAAAATTGATAGATCATATTGGGGCAAGACAAGTATTAATGCGGCAGGTAACTCAGCATTGTCTTTGAACGACTATGTGGATGCAATAGAAATTTCAAATTTGGATCTAAACATAAATTATCAACTTTGCTTAACAGCATAAAAACAATTTTTAAAAATGCCAAAACTTCATGAATTAAGTTGCGCGGCAACTCGAAAAAATACGGGGTATGGAGCAGGATGTCCAGTCGATTGGAAACTAATCGCTGGAGCATTCATCTTTGATACTCCCGTATCATTTATGGAGTCGGACTTAGCCAATTTGCAGACTGTACTGCAAAATCTGGCATGGCAAGATTCTAAAACGAATAGATGCTATCCGATTCATAAATTTTTGAATCCTACAGATAATACCGAATCTCCAGTTATTCAACAATTCTCTGACGGTAGTAAAGCTAAAGTTAGAGATGGCGTTTACGACTGGACTTTTCAGTTTACCGCTGGAGCATTTTGTTTGTTGCAGGCAATCAGGTCGCACTCCGGAAATGGTACGGCATACGTTTTGTTTTATGACAAGGAAAAGAAGATTCTTGGATATAACAATAACGGAGACCTATCCGCGATTCCGATGCAAATCCTAGATGCTGCACCTTGGAAAATGAATACCGGTCAGGCTACCGCTGCGTATGAAGTGCATTTCGTTTTCTCCGCTAACTATGTTAATGAAGATGCGGAATACACTCAAGCAGATTTCAATCCTGAGAATGTTGTTGGTTTACAAGACATAAAATTAAAAATCAATGGCTTTAACCATACAACAGGTATGGCAAATGTTTCTGTTATTACAGAATGCGGTGGAGCGAATTTATATACCTTATATAGTGCTGCTCTAGTAGCCGCATTATGGAAGGCGACAAATTCTGCAACAGGCTCTGATATTACGGTAACATCTGTTACTCCGTTGAGTTCAAATCAGACTTTCAATGTGTTGCTAAATCAGGCCGATCCTGATTATCCAACATCAAACGCAATTAATCTCCAGCTTGCCGCTCCGTCTGCATTGAATTCGGGTGGCATTCCTGGTTATGAAAGTGAAATTGCTAGTTTAACTGTCATTAGCAGTTAGTTTTTTTTCATAATACGAATGGTATCGGGAGCGTATTTCCATACGCTCCATTTTTAAAAAACTTTTTTTATGATTTATAATGGGACTGATTTCAATACGGAATGGGTTAGGAGCTTAACTAAAAAACAATTTGTTCAGTTAGGCGCATTAGGAAACAAATTAACAAAAGAACAACTTGAGGAGTTCTATGATATTGTGGTTCCTAAAATTGAAAACAAAAAGGTAAATGAGAACAGTAAATTCGATGGAAAAGGCTCTAAGCGAAATTGATGTTCAACAAATTTTGGTTGAATCGGTTTTGGAGAATAAGCAAGACTTTCTTGATTTGCAGCGGCAGCAATTAATGGACGGAGCTAGAAATGATGATGCCTATATTTTCAATTTAAAGACTGGAAAATATTTTTATTCTCCTAATTACGCTAAGTACAAAGGAAAAGATTCGCCAATAGATTTGCATGATACCGGAGCATTCTATGCGGGATTGGATATTGAGGATGCGGGAAACGGAGATTTGAATGTATTTTCCAATGATGAGAAAGATGAATTGTTGACGCAAACATATGGAGAACAAATTTTTGGTTTAGGTTCAATAGCTAGAGAACAATTTTTGTTGGATACTCAGCCCATAATAATACAGAACTTAACCGAACAGATAAACCAATGAAGTATCTAAAAGGTTGCGATACTTGCGGAGATACATATAAAGAGAGAAACAAGTCCAGAGATTTAGCTAGGCAACAAGCAAAACAGAAATCAATTGAGGAACAAAAATTATATACAGTCTGCCAAGAGGGTGCCGATTTTTTCGCCTCGCCATTTGAAGTTGCCCAAAACTACTTCAGAATTGTCGAAGTGGTATCAGGATTGCAAAGTACCTCTGGATAGATTTTTGGATTGTTTATTTGATCAGGATTATTCAAGATTGATAATTAGCGGGAATCCTCATCCTATTGAATTAGTAAAGTCATGGAATAAAATTTATTCCGAATATGTTGGAATGGTTAGTGAAGGAAAACACAATGAATTCCTTGAGAAGATAATAGATATAAATGAAATAAGCGCCAAGGTTTTCTTATGTGAAAAGTCGATTGAATTTCTTACATTTAATTATGATGCTGAGATAAATAAAGTTTTAAATGAGTATGGATTACAAACTGGAATAACAGAAAATGATACAATTCCAGAGCGTTGCAAGAAATTGGAAATAGTCCATAATAGAATGAAAAGATGGGTTATCCAGCAACAACTTTTGCAAAATGAATTTAATGAATTGCAGAAAAACAGAACAGAACAGGATGGAGGTGAATATTATTTCGATAATGCATTGGATTCATTATCTCAATATAGGCAATATAGCGTTAGGGCAGAGGATATAAGTGTGCATAATTTTGTGTGGGGATTGAAGAACATGGAAAAGCATTTACAAAAACTTAAATCTAAAGCAGATGGCAGGAGTTGAAAGGATAGATAGTCTTTATGATGTATCGAAGATTATCGCCGAGCAGCAACAAATATTGGAAGGTGTTCAGCAAACTAAAAAGGCGTTGATGGATCTTTATTCATCTATCAATAATTTCAAACAAGGTAGTAATACTGTAAATGTTGCTGAGAATTGGAATAGAGTTTCCGTTGCCATGGCGGGTGTTTCAGATAGTTCAAATCAGTTGATGAATAATCAAAGGCAACTTGCGGACAGTTTCAATAAGATGGCAGCCGCGGAAGCCGATTTAAATCAACAAAGGGCAACAAGCAAAACAAAAACTCTTGATCAAATAAAAGCCACTCTAGCCGCAAAGGAGGCAAATCAAAATCTTACCAAAGAAATAATTGCGCAAACAGATGCATATAAAGCTCTGGAATTGCAGGCGAATAGAGCAGTACAACAAGCAAAAGCGTTGCAGGCTGAGGCGTTAAAAAATCCCGCCGATCTTTCTTTGAGAACAAAAGCAGATAAGGCAAGTACAGAGGCAAATCAATTAGTAAATCAATTGAAAGCAATTGACGCAGGAGTTGGAGACTCAAGGAGGAAAGTCGGATCTTATACAGATGCTTTAAAAGTTTTGGAAAACCAACTAGCCGCAGTCAAAGCAAATATGACCACGCTAGCAGCCGCTGGACAAGAGGGAAGCGACTCTTATAAACAGTTGGAACATGAGGCTGGCCTATTGAACACTTTAGTTGGCCAACAGCAAAAGGGGTTTTCTTCCCTCACTATGGAATTGAGGAATGCGGAACGCGGATTAGAAACAATGCGTCAACAAGGATTGCAAGATACGGAGGCATTTCAGCAATTGAGAATTTCGGTTGTGGAAGCAACGAGGCAGCAAAGAGAATTTATTGCGCAACAAAGATTATTGGAACGAGATGCCCCGTTGTTAGCCTCATTAACTATTGCGGCAAAAGGTTTAGCTGGAGCTTATGCAGTCGGTGCCGGTGCTGCGGCATTATTCTCTAGTGAGGATGAAAAAGTGCAAAAGGAATTGCAAAAGTTGGTTGCAATCATGACTATATTACAAGGTCTCCAAGAGGCCTATGAAATATTTGAGAAACGAGCAGCGATTGCAATAGCAATAAGAACTGGACTTACTAAAGGCGCTGCGGCCGCAATGGAACTTTATACGGTAGTAACTGAAGCAGCTACAAGCGCAACCGCCGCGTTTGATGCTGCTCTGGTTGCTACGGGGATTGGAGCGGTAATAATTGCATTAGGAATCCTGATTGCCAACATAGTAGACCACAAATCTTCTTTGCAAGATGATCTTGAGGAACAAAATAAATTTAACGATTCATTAAAGCAGTATAATGATATATTGGTAGAAACAAATAAAGAGTTGGAAGATAGGTTAAACATCATGACTGAATCAATGAAGAACGAGGAGGAAATTGCTTCTATTAATGCGAGGAGTATTTCAGATTATGAAAAGTTATCCAAACTAAAACACGATATTGCAAAGCAATCAGGCGAGGCAGCACAAAAGGAATTGGATGCATTGGGATTAACTGAAGATGGAATATTGCAAATGAAAAAACAATATGCCACATTGAATGCGGCTCTCCAGGAAACTATTTCATTGCAGATAGAACACCGAAAATTATTTGACGATAAAGGATTGAAGGAAAATCAGGAATTAGCAGAGGCTTATAAACATTCAGCCGAGGCAATAAAAGTTTTGATTGATAGGGGAGATGTATTGGTAAAACAGTTAAATCAATCAGACAATGATATTGCGAAATTAAACGCGGAAGATAAAAAATTCGCCGACGAGCAATATGAAAAAAAGATTGCCGCATTATCCCGTATGAGAATTGCGTATGAGGAAACCTTAGCGGCTAGAGCCAAAATAATTTCCGATTCACCAGAGGCCACTCAATCAGCCAGAATAAATGCGTTGCAAGATGAATTCAAATTGCAATCCAAAATAATTGAGGATAACAGAAAGCAGCAATTGAGAGATGCAATGTTAAACTCAGAACAAATCCAGGCAATTAATTATGATGCCTATTTAAAACAATTCCAATTAGCTGAGGATATTGGTGTAAAAATTCAGAAGGTAAAAGGAGATGAATATTTAAAAGAGCAGCAAGACATAAAAGTTACCACAGACTTTTTCATAACTGAGGAACAAAGGAAATTAGAAGCAGCCAAGAAACTTGCCGACGAGGAGTTGAAAGTTTACGATTCCATAAATTCGTCTATTGAAGGAGACCGATCAGGGTCTACAATAGAAAATAATAAAAAATATGTTCAGGGTTTATTGGATGAAGATGCATTTAATGAGGCAAAAGCTAGAATCCAAATAAAGTATGATCGAGAGCAGGCTCTAAATAATATAGCTAAGTTGCAAGAGCAGCAAAGGCAAAATGGAATGTCTTTACAATTAGATGCTCAATTGGCAAAAGAGCGTGAAAAATTATCAGAACTTGAGGTAAAGGAAACCGAATTGAATGAAAATAAAAAGGCCAAAATAAGGAGCAAATTTGTGGATCTTGGAGCGCAATTTTCAGATTTATCCAAAACATTGATTGATGCACGTTATCAAAATGAATTGAATCATATCCAGGATTTAATGGATGCGAATACAAAACTACATGACCAAGAGATACAAAGAATTGAAGGCTCCACTTTGGCCGAGCAAGATAAAGCGAATAAGATTCAAATCCTTAATGCTAAAACTGCGGCTCAACAAAATGAATATGCCTTACAGCAAAAGAAAATAAAACATGATCAAGCAGTGGTGGACAAAGCGTTTGCGGTTGCGAATGCAATTGAACAAGGAGTCTTAGCAACTTTATCGGCATTGAAAACTGGTGGGCCAGTTTATGCTGCAATAGTTGGAGCAATAGCGGCTATTCAAGTTGCAAAAATAATTGCAACGCCTATTCCATCTTACTTTGTTGGTACTGAAGATCATCCCGGTGGACCTGCTAGATTGCACAAAGGAGAAATAGTAATGGAGCCGGGGAAAGATCCGATATTAACTAAAAGAGATAATGAAATAGTTTCCTTGTCGAGACATACAAAAGTTATACCTGAAACCGAAGTAAATCAATTAATGAGATATACAACGGAAAAAATGTTTGTTGATACAGCTGGAAAATTAGTTATGAATAACAATGAAAGGTCGATGGAAAAATTAACAGATGCAGTAAACAATCAGACTAAGGTATTGGCTAAGGTATTCAGAAAACAAAAACAACCAATTGTAAATATTGTTATGCAGTCAACCGATTATTATATGCAAAGGATATTTAAATAAAAAACCAGCCTCTGGAGAGGCTGGAAAATGTGCAAATGCAAAAAATGGCCTCAGAATCAAAAACAAAAATAAATAACATTGAGTAGACCTAGAAAAATATTTTTACACTTTCTAATTGATACTCCTTCGGGCAATAGTTATTCATTCCAAAATGGATCATTGAGTTTAAACAATAATCCTACCTGGTTGAGACATGCTCCAGTAGAATGGAAAGATACTCAAATATCCAGCGGAAGGAATACGCATTATTTCGGGTTAAACAGAACATTTACAACATCATACAAATTTGTCGAGGACGGAGCAGACATATTAAGACGCATTGTTTATACTAATGGATTTGAACAACCAATTTCTTTATTAATATTGAAGTGGAACGATGCGAATGATATTTACGAACCATATTACAAAGGTATTGTCGATTTGTCAACAATGCAAGATAATGTACTCGAGGGAGTAACTGTAACTATGTTAGAAGGAGGGTTGCCCGGATTGCTTAAATCTTTTGAGAATACTGTATTTACTTTTCCTTGTGATGGATCAATAGCGGATAATATTAAAGTAAAGATGGACGGAATATTGTTTGACGATGTTTTCCATTATGAGTTTGTTCCTTGCGGAAGTTTAGGAACAAGTATTCAAATAGTGCCGATTGTATTTACGGGAAATGACGGAGATAATATAGGAATCATTCATGGAAATCAAGACCTAGACGATACAGGAGCGGCTTCTTCGGATACGGTTTCTTATCTTCAAAAGAGTGCCAACTTTATGTTTTCAAATATTAGTCCAGGAAGTTTAAGAATTTCTGGAAACATAAAAGTAAAAGCAGCCACGGACCCTATTGCATTTCGTTTATATGTGCTTACCTCTTTATCTAAAAATATTCCGCCAATTGATCATGCAACATTTCTTGTTCCAAATATTTTGAATCAATCCACAACCGTTTCAAATTCGGAGCAATATTTTAATTTCAATGGTACGATTAATTATTCCGCCAATGAAAATATTTTTCTTGTATTCAGTATGATTAATATTGGAACAGGAAAAAATGCTAATGGAAATATAACAGGAGGCGGGTTTGATCTTTCATTTAGTTCTCGTATTCAGGAATCACATGTATGGGGTATTGCAGCAAATAGATTGTGGAGATTGATTATCCAAAACATTTGCGAACAAGCAAGTACAACGGATCAATTATTTAGTTATACAGCGGTTAGCGATTTGTTGGATGCGAATACAAATATTGTAATAACATCCGGAGATGCATTGAGAGCTAGTGGCGATCCTCTTTACTCAAAATATTTCAATGCCATTCAACAACAAAATGGACAAACTATAAATAACTATGCATCGTTTGGGCCTGTTATCAAAACTTCTTTATCCGATTTCTTTGATGCAATGAATACAGTTTTCAATGCGGCCCTGGGAGTTCAATTGGATGCTAATGGAGTTGAACAGGTATTTCTTGAATTAAAGGAAAAAGTTTTCGATAGTACAACTATTGATATGGATCTTGGAGAAATATCTTCTTTAGATGTTTCCTACGCAAAAGATTATTATTTTAATGTACTCAAGATTGGTTATCCGGAACAGCAATACGATGAGAAGGCGGGCAAGTTTGAATACAATACCACATTGCACATGCAGGCGCCTATCAAGTTAACGCCAAGAGATTTTATTATACAATCAAAATACAGGGCGGATAGTTATGGAATTGAATATACAAGATTCAATACAACCAAGGATGCGAAATCAGCAACGTATAATGGAGGAGATTCAGATGTATTTATAATTAATTCCGATCGTTCTACATTTGATTATGATTTTGATGAAGCTACCTCTTCAGATACACAAACATTAATTAAGAATAGGCCTGAGCAAGCTGTTCAAATGCCTCAGGTTATTGGAACATTTTTACAACCAAGAACAGATAATTCTATACATGTTTTAAATCAGGCGGGAGGAACTTGGAATATAAATGTTACTTACGGCGGAATTATGAATGGACAGATAGGAAAAACAATTAAGATAACATTTTGGAAAAATGCAACTATATTAGATCAACACATCTACACAATAACAGGAGTCAATCAACAAATAGGAGGTTCTCCAGCGGGAGATTCTTTTATAATTTCTGGAATAGTTTTTGTTGAATCCGATAACGTTTATATTACGATAGACACAGACGATACAGTGGAAGTAGTATTAAATGATTTGACTTTATTTAATATCAATTCGGGTTATTATCAAGCGCAAATTCTAGGAACATTTACAGTACCTGCGGGAAGTAGAAAACAATTAATTGCCTTTGATGATCTTACAGGAACTTTTATAAATCCAGGACCAAGCGAATATTTAGCATTCTCAACCGGATTCCAATTTTTTGTTTTCAATGAGGTTCTATCTAGTCCTAATTTTAATATCAAATTTAATTTTACAGGATCAAATGGAACAGGCGGAAATGTTGTAATAAAATTATTCGTTAATGGAGTTGTTCAATCATTATTTAATGAAGTCGGTACTCCATATTCAGAGGTTGTAACTTTCAATCAAGATTTATTTTTTGGTGATTTGATTTTTGTTACCGTATCTGCTTTATCAAATGCAACTCCAGTTATACAGGGGATGGTTTTATTATTAACATCAACACAAATTCAAGTATATCCATTAAAGAGGGGAACTTATGATGCAATCGTAGGAATTCCAAATCCATCAACTGCATACAATCTAGAGGATTTGACTCCTAGAAGATTGCTGATTAAGCATGGCAATTTCATTAATTCAATTTTACTTCAGCAGCAAAATGGAGAGTTAACATTTTTGAAGTTAGATAAAAACTGGTCATTAGCAACTACACAAGGCGGAGTTTCTATTATAGAAAAAGCGAACGAGCTAATTTCAGATTTGGGCCCCAATCTTTTCTTGCCATTTATTTTCAGATTTAAAACAACCATTCCAGCTAATTTTATAGACATTGCAACCGATTCAGCAAATGCGCATATAAGATTTACATTCAACGGAAGGACATTCTATGGATTTCCAAGCAAAATGACGGCAAAGCCTGCATTGGATGAATCGCAGGAGTGGGAATTATTAGCCTCACCATTAGTATCACTAACCGATTTATATGATTTACATATAGACGGATTAAACTTTTTAGATATGTCAAGTCAATACGGAATAGTAGTTAGCCATGTTTGTCCTGTTCAATTTGTTCCGCTGAATACAGTAGTGGATCCTCGTTATAATTTTGTTCATATGGATAACGATTGGTTTGTAAATCAGATTAACCGTTATCTTCAAAAGAAAAATTATTTTCAGAAATGGCAATTGAATGATACAATCAGTATTCAAATTCTTTCAAAAAATTTAGGACCCGCTCAAATTGATCTGGTAGATTGTAGTGGTGTTAATCATGGAACATTTTCAATGAATCAAATAACAACGGATGCGGTCAAGTCTCCGTTTATGTTGTATCAAGTTGATATATCTTTGGCCTCATTAAGCGAAGGAACCTATTACATGATAATGACAGTTGGATCAGGTGGAAATATAATTCAAATGATTAGCGAAGGATTATTACTGGCTGAATGCCATTCTAATACTTTGCTTTATCAATATTCCTCAGAAAAGAATATGCAAACAACTATTTTTACTGAAGGATATAATCCGTCATTTAGATGTGAAGGAAATATTGTAAAATTTGTTCCTGATGCAAATCTAACCGCGTATGAAGATGATCTTGCAGACATACAGATATTGAAGGGAATTCCATTTAGAAAATTCACATTGGAAATCGGCTTTGATACAGGAATACCGCCTTACATGATTGATAAACTCAACCGAATAATGTTATTGCAAACTGTAAACATTGATGGAAAACAATATTCCAGAGATGCAAATGAAAAGTTTGAGGCAGTAACTTATCAAGGCGTACCAACAGCATATTGGAGTTTAACGATACGAGAGGCAATAACTAGCGAAGGAGTTTCGGTAGGTACAGATGAAAATCCGGATGATACTTTATTTGCGGTTTACAATATTGAAACAAAGATGTTTGGCGATATGCAATCTCAAGTTAACAGCAACGTGGTGCAGATTGAAGAAATAGACGATTAAAAAATTAAACATGGGAAATTACAATCCAAAAATTACAATTAGTTCGGCGCCTGGAATTCTAGATAATATAATTGTGGCGTTGGCTGAAGCTACAAATCCTAGTGTATATGTTGCATTCCAAATCTTGAATCCGCCGCATAATGCAAGTGTTCAATGTGTATTTACAGGATTAAATCCTGTTATGCACAATGTAACAATATTTGAAACTTCAGGAACTTCGCCAGGTGGAACAGTAAGAGCAAACTTTGCGTTGGATCCAAAATATCCAACAATCAATTTGAAACTTCCCGTATTCGCACATGCGGGAACATATCCAGGTTTTCCATCAGGCGGAAACACCTTGACAGATGCTAGTTTTATAGGATGGCAAGTCTCGGATTTGCAGATACGCGGAGTTGGTCCAATGGAGCCTTTGGTGGAATATAGTTACGATATTACAACAGGAATAATAACAGAATTACAAGCTGGATACGCAACTGGAGACGGAGAATTGTGGGTTATTTATTTCGAGCCTCAGGTTGTAACACAAACTCCAATTTCTGGAGCTAGTTCTATTTGGAGTTCCGTAAAATTAATTACAGCAGATACCGCATTAACCACATCTGATCTAGGCTCATGCTGTTTAATTCAGGCAGCAATTGCGACCGCTCCAATAATCACTTTGCCCGCCTTGTCCTTGATGCCCGATAATAAACCTTTTTATTTTTTGTCGGATGGCGGCTCTCATTTAAATGCAATATTAAGAGCAGCTGGAGTGGATAAGATATTGTACAACGGATTGAATACTGATTTTGTATTAGGTCAAAGCGAAAGCGTTTGGTTATTTTCCTATACAGATTTATCGTCTAACAAAAAATGGTTAGCTATCAATGTAGATGCAAATATAAAATCAGTTGGAGAGATAATTTACAATTATAGAAAAACTGAAATCAATACAATATTTGCAGATGGTTCAACTTACTTCAGAAATCAATATCCAAGATTATGGAATGAAATACAAAAGCTAGATATTACTCAGCTAATTTCCGATGCAACATGGTTGACAGGAAATTCTAACCGCGGATATTATAGTACCGGAGATGGAAGCTCAACCTTTAGAGTTCCGAATTTATTTCTAAATGGATTTATTCGAGCAGTGGACTCAGCAACAAGGAAAGCGGGAAATTTTCAAGCCAGCGGACTTGGTGCAGTAACCGCAAAAATTACTGGTTTTAAAATTCAAAAATCTGGTAGCAGCAATCAAATAATTGCAGTCGGTAATATCAATGATGCAAACTTAGGAACAGCGCAAGGCGGAAATGTTATTATTGATGATGGAGCGGGAGAATTGAGGACAAATAATGTAGGAACTTATGCATTAATTAGAATTTAAATATTATATTTACGTCGATGAAAAGAATAACCTTACTAACCATTTGCTTAATGATGTTATCATTATTAAGTAGGTCCCAAACGTTTTCTCAACCCAACACCAACTGGGGATTAATTTGGTTGCGCGGTTCTTTTGATAGTACATTATATATGCCCACTGGTTGCGGTGCAGCAAATTCAACATCTTATTTATTCAGTCAAGGAAAAACTGGAGCAGGTCAGAAATTAAGGAAAGCGGCTTTTTATTATGATTCATGCGGGCATCATTTATATTCTTTTGATCCTGCTTTGCAAGCGTGGCATGTTGTCGATACAGCAAACGGAATTTCTCCTGTTGGTGTTATTGATTTCAATGGTAGATGCTGTTCAATAACTCCTATGGAAATAGATTACCAATCTTTTTATGTTGACCTTGCATCTGTATATAACAATCCGATTTGGCTGAATAGTTTAGCCGCTGCAAAGATTAGTGGAGCTTCAAATATATCTCCTGGTAGTTCTAAGATTGCAATAACAGGTGGAGTAGCATCCGTATTACAAAGCGTTGTTATTGATGCTAACCAAGCCAATTTTTCCTTGAGCGCAATCGGTGGAGCTTTAAATATTTTTCAAATAAATGCATCTGGTAGTTATACTTCCAGAAAGACATTGTGGGGAGATGCACGTTGGGATTATGTCGATTTCGATTCTTTGATAAATATACCAAATACTTTAGCGGGTTATGGAATTACAGATGCGGTAAGAAATATTGCAAATGTAAATGGTATTCAGGAAGGTATTTATTCGGGCAGACCTAATGCGGCCGCGGGAATACATACAATATATATTGCACTGGATTCCGCGAAAATATATTATTCAGATGGATCTAGCTGGACTAATATCGGCGGAGGCGTTGGCGGTAGTGGATTTTTGGGATTATTAAATTTGTATATACAAAACGGATTATATGCCTATAATGATTCAACTCTCCGTTGGGGAAGTCATGGCAGCACAAATCCTTTGTTAGAAAATACAAACATCAATGGACAAAATAATTATAGTCTTTCATTCGATTCATTAAAATTCTATTTAACTGGAATTACAAAAGCATTAGGAGATACAACCACATTCGACATTGCTGGAGTGAATAAATCAACCGGAGAAATTGAAGAAATTTCTTGGCCGGTTAACGGCCCTTATCCGTTAGGTAATGGACTGGGCCAACGTTTTGCGGTATGGAATCCAAATGCGACGTCTTTATATTATACGCCGATGGGATGGGATACGGTAAATAATTATTTGACATTGGCTGCAACGGGATTCCATGACGCGGGAATAAATTGGGGAACAAGCACGCAACCCCTGACAAAAACAACTATAAATAAAGCATGGATTTTTGGCGACAATGATTCTCTTTCAAGGACACCAGGATTTCCAATTACTTTAATAATGGGTTCTAATCAAAAACTTGGTTACGGCGGCGCGGCTATTGGTTATGAGAATAGAGACAGATCGGCAACAAATCAAAATTCCCCGACTTTCTTTTTCGGGACTTCATTATATAGGCCTCAGGGTGTTGAAAATGGCAGAACATTTTTTGCGTTAGGAAGTGGGATAGACACCACACAAATATTGACAACAGACGTAATCGTTTTAGGTGTTTCGGGTAGTGCAAATTATCCCGAACAAACAAGAGTGCATAATGTAATGATTGCTGATAGTAATGGTATTGCCCGTTTTCCAAATATTCCTTCCTCATCTTTTGATACTACTACTTACAAAAACATTGTTGCTGATGCAAACGGTAAACTTTGGAAATCAAGTTGGTTTACTGGCCCAAAAGGAAATGGAAGTCCATATCAATTAGCTAACTGGAGTGCAGACGGAAATACGCTTTACTATAATCCTATTCATTGGGATTCCGCTCATAATACTTTTGATGATGGAGGAGTAACAAAACACGGGATAAATTGGGGAACAGGAAACTCAACCGTTTACACGTCTGCAAGGGCTATCATTTTCGGCAACTTTGATACTATTACAACAGCGGGATTATCAATGTCATTTATAATTGGTCAGGCAAACAGGTTAAAAACTGCTGGAAGTGTTGGTATTGGCATTGGAAATAAAGATTATTCCCAATCTGGATCAATTACTTATTTGATTGGAAATGGAATGGAAAGACCGAATGTACAAAATATTGCAAATTTGCCGTTTGGTGCATTTGGAACAGGAGAAGATACTACTCAGATAAATAACACAGATGTTTTTGTTTTAGGAGCGCAAACGGTTACTAAAGTTTTTAATATTCTTATAGCCGATACAAATCTGGTAGCAAGATTTCCTAATGCGGTAAAATTTTCAGCAGCAACGACATCAATCACATCAATCAATATTCCTCCGGGGACGCGTCCAACGTCTCCACATGAGGGAGACATATATGTTGACTCAGGAGATCATCATACCTACGAATGGAACGGATCTGCCTGGAAACAATTAGATAACTAAAAAAAATCGTAAAATGAAAAAAACAATTGTAACAATTTTTATCACCCTACTAGCAGCAGGATTTGCAGGAGTTCTTTTTGGCAAAAAAATATTTGTTTCACAAAAACATATTCCAGTAGCCATTGACTCTGGATTTATTAATTTGCCTGATGGACCAAAAAGTTTTTCAGCTTATTATTATTATAAGGTGAAAACAGATACAGGCATAGCATATTGGGCATTGATATATTTTCCTTTAAAAGATTCCGCAGGAAGGGTGTTGAAAGATAGTGCGGGAAATGCAAAAATGAAACCTCAGTTTGTTCCGTTTTCTGAAAAAGATGTTGTAAACATTGGATTAAAATGAAATATTTATTAACTCTATTGTTTTCTTTTTTTGTTTACTTTGGTTTTTCGCAAAGCTATTACCAAAGGTCTTATTCCTCAACCATTGTTGGAGATTCGAGATTAAAGGCAAATTTAAATTTTGCGGGCCCGCATTATCCCGACACATCAACCGCTAATCAATACATCGGAAAAGATAGTATTGGCGGACAGATAACAACTGGATTTAATCCGATTCAATTTTGGTTAAGAGACTCAGCTAATGGAATTAAATTTTGGACTAAGATACAAGGTGGAGGAGGCGCGGATAGTTCTGTTTTTGCTACAATATATTATGTACAAACGCAATTCGATAATAGATCAACGCTAGCTGATTATGGAATTTTAGATGCGGTAAGAAATGCAGGAAATGCAGTCTCTTGGCAATCGGGAACGTTTGTAAATAGACCCTCGGCAGCCTCAGCGGGTATTGGAGCGTTTTACGCCGCAACGGATAGCCTGAAAATGTATCTTAGCAATGGAACTTCTTGGTTAGTGTATGGAGGATCGGGCGGAAGTTCTTTTGGTTTGCAAAATATACAAGTGCAATCAGGAATGTATGCTTATAATGATTCGACAATAAGATTAGGTTTCAATCCATTGCTGGAAGATATTCACATGAATGGAGAAAATAATTTCAATTGGTATTTTGATTCATTAAGATTATTTTTTACATCTGTAACAACCATTTCCTTAGATACCTCAAATTATAAACTGCTTGTTGTAAATAATTCTACCAAGGAAATAAAGGAAACATTTTGGCAATTGCCTATTAATCCGCCGTTTTCAGACAATGCATCTATTATAAAAAATAATTCCGATAATACCAAACAATTAATATTTTCCGCATCTTTAATATCAACGAGCACAACTAGGACATGGACGTTTCCGGATGTTAATGGAACAGTGGCCCGCAATGATGCGGGGCAAACTTTTACTGGAGTACAAACGTTTTCCTCTTCGCCTAATCTTTCATCCTTAACCGCCTCTAGACCTCTTCAATTAGATGCATCCAAAAATATTACTGCATCTGCCATTGATTTATCGGTAGCAACCAATATAACAAACGGATTATTGATAGCTAACGGTGGTGCGCCATCGGGAGGTAATACAGGTCAAGTGTTGACCAAGAATTCCAATGCAAGTTATGATTATGGTTGGGCAAGCACTTCAGGCGGCGCTCCGTTTGCGGATAATGCAGCATTAGTAAAAAACAATTCAGACAATACAAAGCTATTGATCTTTTCCGCTGCAAGTATTACAACAGGAACAACAAGAACGTGGACATTTCCAGACGTAAACGGAACGGTTGCTAGAAATGACGCAGCGCAGACTTTTACCGGCGTACAAACTTTTTCAAGCAATCCGATTTTTTCATCCATAACAAACAAGTCAGTCATTTTTGCCACGACATCGGGAGCAATAACGGACGATAATAGCAATTTTCAATACGATAATTCAACCCATCATTTAATGGTAGGTATTCACGATGGGTCAAACTCGGCAAGCGGAAATCTCACATTAAATTCAACAAGTAGCGGCACAAAAGGATTTATAAATTTTGGCGCTAATTCATCTTATGACGAAACAAATAACAGACTAGGAATTAGCAACACAGCACCACAATCGAGAGGTGAATTTACGACAGCAAATATCGGAGGCAGCACAGCAACGATAGCACAAAGTTTAATCGCAAGTAATAACACCGCAGCAGTACTCAATGCGCAACAATGGAGTCCCGGTATTATATGGCTAGGTCATGCGTGGCATACAACTGGAAGCGCGGATGGTGTAGTGGCTATGATGGCTCAATTACAAACAATTCAGGGTACTTCGCAATCAACCGGAAACCTTCAATGGACGGTATCTGTTCAGGGAGGCGGGTTTGCAAATATGTGTACCATGACAAGTTCAGGTTCATTTTTTACAAATAACGCAGGAACAGCTTCTTCAATGTCTATTGGTTTAGGAGGAGGTCTTGTAAATGGATTTTGGAAACCAACCGGCAATTTTGTGAATGTCGGAATAAATTCGGCTGATATATTTCAGTTTTCAGCAAGTGGCGCCAGTGCAGGATCGGGTCTTTTAATTGGATGGAGCGCATCAACGGCGCCGGGTACAACAGGAGTAGATTTAGCCTTTGCTAGAAATGGCTCAGGAGTTATTGAAGGCAATAGCGGAACTAAGGGAACGTATGCGGGTACAAAACTTTTGATTGGAAAAGTTCAAACAAATTATTTAAGTCAGGCAACACAAACAACCGCCACGACCAAAGCGGCAGGAACCGGAGCAGGAACAGGTCCTACAATTACACTTGCAACAGGCTCTGGAGATTTATCGGGGCAAATAACTGTATTGACAGGAACTTCTCCAACGGCTTCAGGAGTTGTGGTTACTGTAACTTTTGGAGATGCAGCCTATACACATGCATCCATCGTACAACTTGTTCCGTTAAATGCAGCAGCATTAGCGTTAAGCGGAAATACTCAAGTTATTACCGCAGGTGGTACAGCCAGTTGGACGATTACAGCGGGCTCAACAAATTTAACTGCCACTACAACTTATATATGGGGCTATAATGTGGTAGGATATTAAAAATATATTTATGAAAAAAATAATTGTTATTCCGATTTTATTGTTTTCTATTTGCGCAATATCTCAGAAATTTACCAAACAACAACATTATGATTCCGCGGCAAAATATTTTAAAATATATATGAGATATAGCGATAGCATTTTGAAGTATCAATACAAAAACCGTAAACTTACCGAATATTATTTGCGCAAACAACAAGAACTAGAATTAATTTCACGTAAACACGTTGAACAAACTAATTAACATGGAAAAACTTTTAAAATTATTATTAGCATTTTGCCTATTGTCCGCAATAATATCCATGAGTCAACCTTTATTTTTTGTTGGCGGCAATGAATATTATGTGGATCCTGGTGTATTAGGAAATGATGCAAATAACGGAAGGAGTCCTTCTACTCCGTGGAAAACTATTAATAAAGTAAATACATTTGGTAGTTTTAATCCCAATGATATTGTTAGGCTAAAAGCAGGTTCTGTTTTTTCGGAAAAATTTAATCCTTCACATGCATTCGGAGAATTAGCCACATACGGAACTGGTGCGTTGCCGCAAATAACGGGTTTGATTCCTGTAACAACTTGGACAAATTTTGGTGGAGGAATTTACGGCAGTTATCAACCTACCGTAAAATCAAATGTTAAACTATTTACTTTAAAAGGTGTTCCGCAAAGTTTTGCTAAATCACCTAATACGGGTTATAAAAGTTGTACAATCAATTCAGTTACTCAGATAACCGATCCTACATTAACAGGAACACCTAGCCTTATAGGATCATTATTAGCTGTCCGAAGTTTGCATTATGTTATAGATACTGTAAGAGTTACCAACCAGGTCGGCGGTGTTTTGACTGTATCTCCAGCACTCAGCGGAACGATAGGAACTGGTTATGTTATTATGAAAGGAATGTCTCAATTAGATCAAATAGGAGAATGGTGGTTTAATGATGCCACAGATACTTTATTCGCTTATTTTGGAAATCAAAATCCTAATTCATTCAATCCTCAAGTTTCTGTAATTGATACAGTAGGCTATTACGGAGGTAATAATTTTATTATTGATTCAATTGCCTGGAGCGGCGGTAACAGATGGACACTAGGATTTCAATTTGCATCCACGGGAGGAAATCAGGTTTTAGATTGCAGCATAACTCAAAATGGCGAAATAGCATTATGGGCAAATCAGGAGCCTTATATGACCATTAGAAATACCTATATTGATTATTCTAATTCTAACGGAATAATGTTTGCCGCAAATGTTTCAGCATCTCCTCAGATAATAAACAATACAATACTCAGGACAGGAACAATGATTGGAATGGGAGATCCTGGCAGCGGAGGAACTTATGAGGGAATTAATTGTAATAATGCAGGAGTTGTTATTACAGGAAATCTGGTTGATACCACAGGATTCGATCCTATATTTTTTGTAGGAGACTCAGGAGCGGTATATAAAAATTTGGTAAGATATTATTGTTTTGTAAAAGATGATGGCGCGGGCATATATACATGGGCTGCATCCACTCCCTCTTATACGCATAGAATTCAAATCTACAATAATATTATGAAAGATGGAATTGGAGCGGATTTAGGCGTTCCTATTGATACATCATTAACAGCCGGAGCCTACTTTGATGCTAAAGTTTCTCAGATTGATTTCTTTAATAATACCATGATCAATACCCGAACAGGATTATTAACACATACTGGCGGAGATTCTGTTTTTAATAATAATTTCTTTGGCTGTCAATATGCGGCATTTAGGGCGGCTGAGGTTGCTGGATTAAATATAACCAATCTTGCATTTAAACACAATGTAATTTCAGCCGAGGGAATTCAAAGAGCCATGTATTTTTCAACAACCACGGGCTCTAATGTTAGCGGATTTGGAAATATTGATAGCAATACATATTTTGTAAACTTCCTAACCTTTACTCCATGGAATACATTTTATAGCGGATCAGGAACATTTAGAAATTTTTCATCATGGCAATCTACGATTTCAGGTGATGCGCATTCTAAGGTTATAGAATATCCTTATCAGGATACAATATTATATAATGCAACCTCGTCAACCGCAAACGTTCCTTTGCCTTATATATCAGCGGATGCATTAGGTAATACTAATCTATCAGGAAATCAATCATTGATGGCATATTCCTCTAAAATATATATGCAACAAATTCAATCAACAATTGTGGGAGTTGGAGAATATCAAACTGGATTAATTCATACGACAGATTTGAAGGCATATGGATATACAGGAAATCCTAGCAATGTTTGCTCAAGTGGCGCAGCGGGAACAACTCAAGTTGTAAACGGAACCGGTACCACAAAATATGCCACTGTAATGGGAGCTTTGCATGGGACGATTTGGATTGATGCGGATTCTGGATTTTTACAATTTACAGGAGATAATGGGCAAGGACAATTTGGAAACGGCGGAACAACAAACCCTAATGGAAATAATATTTATAAGTTGCGGCTAGATTCGTCTGGGAATTTAATAAATAATTTTATTCAAGTTGCGGCAGGATTCTCGGGCAATGCGCATAATTGGTGGGTTGGTATTCGATTTAACGGAAGTTATAATGAATTATATTTAGCTGGAGACCTAGAGGACGGATCAAGAGGAAACGGAACAAACGTAACTTTACAGAAAGCAGTTAGGCTTGATCTTCCCGGCGGAAGGCATCCGATAAAATGTTTGGGAGGTTTCCAAATTTTAGTTCTTGCGGATGATGGTACGGTTTGGGTATGGGGAGGCGGCGGAGGTTATTCTAATTTAGGTTATGCGGGTAGTGGAAATCAATACATGACACCTCATCAAATAACTTTCCCTAGCAATGCATTAATGTGCGACATAGCAGGAGGTCAAGGATGGAATTATGCAGTTGGATTAGATCATAAAACTTTATACTGTTGGGGAGTTGGAGGAAACTTTCTTGGGGGTTGGGGAGGATTTGCAACTGGAAATGGTGCAGTGGTCCAGACTCCAAAAAATTCAATTGATTCAATTATGCATTATGCCGATCCAACCAACACTCAATTAATAAGAGAGATAAGGACAAATTCTTCAGCCACATTAATGATATTAAGCAACGGGACCGCCTGGTGTTGGGGAGATAACAGTCAAGGAATAGTGGGAATTGGAAGTGAATTAGATTATCATAATATGGTGCCGCCGTGGGCTTGGCCTTTTCATCAAAATGATTATCCTATTAAACATCCTGTACAGTTGACAGATAAAACAGATTGGGGTCAAGATGGAGTATCAGGTTATGCGGGTAGTACATTTAATTATTTCTTCGGAATGAAAGATGCAAATGGAGATTTGTTTTTTTGGGGAAGAAATAAAGGAGCGGTACAACCTAACAGCGAAAACGATGCTAGCTCTCAGATTGCAGCAGATAGGAGCAATGCACAAGATGTACTTTATCCAACAAGAATGTTTCCGTTTTTCCTGAATACAGTTTACAAATATACTTCTAAGGATTGCGTTGACGGCACAACTTCTCCAACTGTTTCGCCATGTAATACATTCACAAATTATGCTCCAGCTACCGCGCATTCTGTTATTAGTCCAAATATTATTTATACAAATCAACCCACAACAATTGCGAATGGCTCCTCATCAACTCCGGGAATTGGAAAGCTATATACATATTATTGGACAACTATTTCAGGTCCAGGAAAAGCTCAAGTTAGAAGTGATCCAAATCCTACTATAATAAATTTAACCGCAGGTACCACTACGGTTTTAAAATTATTTGTAATGGATACGAATTACAATACCGATTCAACCACAATGCAAATCGTAATGAGTACTTCTTGCGGTCCTGCTTGTGTTCCTATTAATTATAAAAAACCAAAATTTACCAACTAATGAAAAAATTATTTTTAATTTTTGTTTTATTTATTACAATAAAATCAAATGCGCAATATGTACATGCAAATCCGGATACAGCCACGGTAGCTATAACTGATTCCGTAAATATTACCGCATGTTTATGTAGCGTAAATGTTTCCACATTTAATTGGATTGCACCCGCCGGAGTTATTATTTCAAATCCAAATTCATTAAACACTTGGGCAAAGTTTACAAAAACAGGAACCTTCAGTTTAATATTTCAAGCAAAAGATTTGAATGGGACAATTTTCGCGGATACTATACAGTTAAAAGCAAATGCCGTAAATTTGAATTATACTTTTACTATAACGGACAATAACGGAAAATCAACCACATATCCTTTTGTAGTTCCAGTAAACAGTATTCCAGCCGCCTTACCTAAGAAAGTAAATATTTATGATGCTAATGGAAATATAATTGCAACTATAAATTTATAAAACATAAGTAAAAACACTTAGGCAATAGTGGAACCCAATAACCTTTTTGTTCAATTAATATTAATCTTGGCCAATATCGGAGTCATCGTGGGATTTTTCTCGAAACAGGCAGCAAAACAACGAGCAGTGGAAATAGAGATACAAAACATAAAAGACGATATAAAAGAATTAAAAAAAGTCGATGATAAGATTTTGGATCAAATGAAGGAAGATAGTAGGGAAATAAATAAAAGATTGGATATATTAATGCATAAAGTTCAGGAAATACAAATTCAAGTTTTGAGACGTTATGAAGAAAGGAGAAGTTAATTACTCTCAAATTCTAATGTATATTTTGTTAGTGATAAACTTTGTATGCATCCTATTCAATATGGTTATTTGCAATGAACTCTATAACAGATCAAACGCAAATGTGGCAATTAGAATTAAAAGAGATTTGCAAATGGATAGTTTATTCAAAAATCAAGAACAAATATTAATTGCTACTGAGGAAATAAAACAAAGACTAATCCGAATCGAACTAAGACAAAACCAGAACAATGGCCCCTGTAAACCGTAAGGATAAGGAAGATAGTCCATTAAAAAAAATAATGGGCCCTGTAATCTCCGGAGTTTTAATCAGCGCATTAACCGCTCTTGGAGGTTATTCTAACCATCTATCTCAGTCGATAGATACGCAAAGAACAGAATTTAATCAAAGATTGGCGGATCAAAAAGATGAGTATGATAAAACAATTGCGGAACTAAGGAGTCAATTAGCCTCAATGGAAAGACAGTTATCTGGAGATGAATCGGACATATCGGATTTACAACACGATGGAGAGATTGTAAAAGATGCTATGGGAAATCGTTTAACAAAATTAGAGGCCGACAATAATTGTAATTGTAAAACTAAAATTAAATAACCATGTTTAACATTATTAAATCCATGCTTACTGATGTTGACCAACAAGCTAGTTCAAAGCGTTTCGCATTTCTTTGGTTGGTAATTATAATTTGGAGTTTCGCGCATATTATGCTCTTTATTGTTATCAAGCCGATCATGAGAGATTTGGTTATGAATATCATAACCTATGATCTAGGATTAATCGCGGCGCTAGGTGGATTAGTATTGGCCGAAAAAGTTTGGGGAAGGCCAACAATACCAACAGATAGTCAAACTCCTGAGCAACCAAAACCATAATTATATGCACGATGTAAAAGTTTTTTTAATTGGATTATTATTTGGCGTTGTAGGTACAGCAATATCCGTTTTTTTTATTATCAAAAATAATAAATCAAAAGCACAGGCCGAATTGGATAAAGTAAAGCCGAATTGAAAACAGCCATTATTATATTATCCCTAGCGTTAATTGTCGTTTCTTTGTTATACTGGAAAAGCTGTACTGCTCCAGTAAAAACTTTTGATACTTCAAAATATGATAGTTCTGAAAAAGTAAAAGATTCCATTGCTAATTATTGGCATAAACAATCCGACTTTTTTGAGGACTTGGCTTCATTTTGGAGAAATCATTATGATTCGATCAATAGCGCCTTGTCCAATTCCGTAGCTATTATAAAACTGCGGACAGATTCTATCCGTACCCTTGTTATTTCCTACAATAAATACAAAAAGGAAAATGATACATTAAAACAGCTTGTTATATGCTCCGACCTTGTGGAAAATAATGATATTCTTTTAAATCTTTTAGATTCTGCAAACCATCAATTGGATTTGTTGCGCTCATCTGGAGACTCAGTTACCACTAATTTACAAAATCAGATTGAGGCATTGAAAAAACAGATAACAACTTTACAAGAACAAGTTATGGAATTAAATGCAGAAATAAGAGAATTATTATCCGTAAACTCTAAATTAGCAAAGAAAGAAAAATTTAAAGACATAATTGCCAAAGCTGAAGCTGTTGCCTTGGCTGCGGTCGTTTTAATAGCAACCTTTAAAAAATAAATTTATGTACAAATCATTAATTGTTGGCGCCGTTCTTGCGGCACTTTATGTTTTTGCAATTGTTTATTTCGGTCCCTACATTGCATTGCTTGATAAAATTATTTTTGCAGTTCCGATTATTGTCGGCATCATTATCTATGTTACAAAAGTTGAGGCATGGATAGAAGAAGGTCGTTTTTGGGCTGCGACAATATTAATGTTAGTTGCATGTATTATTGTACTATGGATTGGCGCACAAGGTAAAGTCGATGCGCCGTCCTTACTAATTAAATAAAATATCATGAATCCATTTTTAGCATTAGGAATAGATTTCGTTTTGATTATTTCCATTTGCATTTTTCATGCGGAACGGGAGAAACTTAATAGAGCGCCTGTATCAAAAACCTTTCATGTATTTTGGTTTTTATTTTGGGCTGCAATATCTGCACTCCTTTGTTATCTAGTTAAAAGTTGGTGGTTAGTGTTAACATTTTCAACACTTCGCGGTTTTGTTTACAATCAGCTTTTAAATGAATTGCGACATGAACCATTTTTTTATATTCATGGAGAGGGAAATAATAATCCTAATCCAGCAATTACCGATAACATTTTAATATGGTTGAATTCAAAATGGTCTTATTCTTATTTTGTATTATGGTTAATTGATATTGGATTATTCACTTTTTCAATTTTTAGATTATGAGTCCATTGGCTGAGAAGGCAATCGAAATAGCAAAATCGCAAGTTGGCCAAACAGAAAAGCCTCTTGGCTCCAATTGGGGTCATCCCGTTCAGGATTATCTTGAGCGGGTAGGAATTAATTTTCCCGCATCATGGTGTATGGCATTTACATATTGGTGTTTCGATGAAGCAGCAAAGCAATTAAATATTCCAAATCCATTAATCAAAACAGGAGGTGTATTACATGCAAGAGACTTGACTCCGGCACAAAATAAATTCGAGACCGATCCGCAATCCGGGGATATATTTATAATGGATCTTGGAAAAGGTCTTGGGCATACAGGAATTATTGTTGAGGTTGACGGCCATTCATTGCATACAATCGAGGGAAATACAAACGATACAGGATCGAGGGAGGGAATTGAAGTGGCGGCCAAGGTTAGATATGATCAACGCCCTATCGTGGATTATCTTAGATTCTAAATTCTGTTTTTATAGTTTACCTTTTATTTTACTTTCCCATTTTAAATCACAAACCCTACTATTCCTAGTAGGGTTTGCTCATTCCATTCCCTTAAACAATTGATGAAAACTAATTCTTGTCTACTTCATTGGCTATTGATTTTAATAGACTACTAATATAGACAAATAAATAAAACCATAAAAATATTTTTTTGGTTTATTATTTGACATATTTTTACATACCATTATTATAAAAGTAAATCATAAAGATTATGCAACAAAAAAAATATCCAACACCTGCCGAGCTTCAAAATGACATTGAAGCATTTAAAGAAACCGATCAATTAAATTATCTCCTCTCTCAACCATTCCCCTCGCATTGGGAAAAGAAACATCCGATAATAACAATAAAGGGAAAAGATGGAAAGATGGTTCCTGCTAAGTATGCACCCATAGACAAGATAATGTATTTACTAAGAAAGGTTTTTGGAAAATACAGAATTGAAATTCTTGCCGAGGGCCAATTATTCAACGCATGTTATGTTAGGGCCCGAGTACATTATAAAGATCCTGTTACTGGCGAATGGGATTTTCACGATGGCGAAGGAGCGCAATCGGTTCAACTAAATTCAGGATCCGCTGCATCTGCTTTGCAGGAAATAAAATCGGATGCAGTCCAGAAAGCACTTCCAGCCGCTTATTCTTATGCAATCAAAAACGCATGTGAAAAGTTTGGCGCATTATTCGGAGAAGCATTAAATAAAGATGCAGTGGAATTTATTCCATTCTCAGTTACGCCCCACGCTCCAGTTGCCACCAATCAAATCGCAACACAAGAAACACAAACAACAAACGACAATAACCTAAATTTCGATCCATCAAATTTATGAATGAAAAAAACTTGCCCGCGATAACGGTTACAACATCGCTACCGGCGCCCCAAGCAAATGCTTGGCTTGCAATGGCTGCCAAAAAAAATACTCTTGAAGAGGTTTTGAAAAGAAACGAATTGGCCGCTCAACAACTTTTATTAAATATAGAAGATAAAGACCTTGCTGAGGCTTTGAAAAAATATAGAGCCACACATGGCATTATGGTTGAAACGAGAAAAGAATTTACCTCAATGATTGATAAGGGTATTATTCAGAAATTGATGGAATATGAAAAGAGAGTAGACCCTAATAATAATCAAACGTTCAAAGATGCAGCCAAAAAAGAATTGAATTACCGAGAGGAGCAACAAAAGCAGTTGGAAAAAGAACGCGGGTTGCAACAAGAAGCGGCGAACTTTGATACACATTTCCGAAATGAATTTATTTCCATTTCCGTAAAATATCGCGGCGATTTGAAATACATCATTCATCAAACCTATACGGATTGTTTATCCGCAAAAACTCCTGCGAATAATATTGGTTCAGCTATTAAGATTGCATCTGAGGCAATGAGAGAAGTGAAAGCCTCAAAGCCAAATGCATTTACTAGGAATTATCTTTCCTCTGAATCCGCCCAAGAAATTTACGCAAAGATTCCTAAAATAAATTTCTCATCAATTCTTAATGAGATGCTGGAGGAATTGAAAAATAAATTCGAGCTATATGCTAACGATCTTGCATCTCAACCCGAGAAAATTGTGGAGCAGGAAAACAACTCATTCAACGCGGAAGTTGTACAGGATATTTCCGATATGCGCTCCGAGCAAGCCGCCAACGCTTTGATGGCAAATGCAACCGCGTACGTTGAGGCTCCGGAAGGATTTAAGGGTATTACAGAACTTTCCAGAATTGTTATCTTGGATGAAAGTCCAGAATGGGTATTGAAAATATTAACCGCTTTTCTTGCTAATTTTCAAAAATGTTTTTCTACTTTGCAGGTAAAAAAGTATTCGCAATTGAAGGTTCAGCAAATGGCAATTGCATTAGATGCGGCCGGTGTAAAGGTTGAGGGAGTACAATATGAAACTATAAAAAAGTAAAACATGACCGATTTGCAAAATTTATTTGCACTTGCTGAAATAAGCGAAGGCAAAATGCAAATATCTGAAAATGAAAAATACCGTTATAGAATTTATATTGAAGGAAAACCTACTCATGATTTTTATCCCCTTTCCGGAAAAGTTAATAGATTAGGCACTAAAGAATATTTCATTCCATTAAATGGTGTAATTGATTTCTTTAAAGAATTATTATCATGATTGCAACCAACGTAAAAGTATTTGAGAAAATTCCCTTTTCTGAATACAAAAATTTACCAGGCCATTCTTTCAGTTCTATTCGTTCCGAAAACGAGAATATAAAAGTTACTGAAAAAATGGCCTTCGGTCAACGTGCTGATGCTTATCTTTTTACTCCATATGAATATGATGGCGTGGATATTTCCTTAATTCGTCCCGTGGTTATTGAATTGAAAAAACTTTTGGGCGAAGCAATTATTTACGGTAAACCCCAATTATCTGTTACATGTGATTTTATCCATAATGGTTTTATATTGCAATACAAGGGTAGGGCTGATTTAAAAATACATGATCTTATTTTGGATTTGAAAGTTTCCGAACTTGATACAATGAATGCAATAAAACACTTTCGTTATGATTGGCAGATAGGCGGATATATGAAAGCGTTTGGTTGTAAACGTGGTATGATCTTGAGCATTAATCCGCGTACATTGAAAGTAACAACAATTCCTATTAATCCTTCTTTTGACTGGTGGGAATATAATATTATTAAATACGGAAAACCCCTAACAAACAACGGTTATGCAGCAACAATTAAATGATGTTCTGGAATTCCATTCCAAGTTTGAGGTTAACATTGAAGCTAAACCGGTAATTCCGTCTACTCCTAGATGTGAATTAAGAGAAAATTTAATCCGCGAAGAGGCGCACGAATTATTAAAAGCAATTGCCAATAAAGATATTGAGAAGGTTGCGGATGGAATTGTGGATTTAATTTATGTAACACTTGGAACCGCAATTGAATTCGGACTACAAGATGTTATTATAGATTGTTGGAAAGAAATTCAGCGGTCTAATATGAGCAAATTAGACGATAATGGTAGGCCAATCAAGCGGGAAGATGGCAAGGTTTTAAAATCGGATAATTTTACAAAACCTGATTTATTTAAAATTATTTTTAATAATTTCACTCATAAATAAAGCTCCGCCCGAAGCTAATCGGGTTAATAAAGATTATGGCACAATTATTAAATGCATCAATTTGTTTAACTGATTTAGTTGAACGATTTAAAACGGGTCATTCGGCGTTTAATCGCGGAAAGACAAATGGAAAAGTTTACGTTAATCTTACCGAATGGATTAATGAAGAACCTGACAAATTCGGCAATCATGCTTCTTTCAAACTCAATTCCAGCAAGGAAAAGAAAGACGAGGAGAAGGCAGCAAACGGTGGCAAGGATATTTATGTAGGGTCGGGTAAACTTGTTGATATTGGCGGTGGCGAACCAGTCAAAGCTGGCTCCACTGAATTCGACGGATTAGGAATTCAGGGCAATGGCGCTAATGCGAGCGCGGAAGCAGTTCCACAGGAAGCTGCTGGAGATTTACCATTTTGATTTTTAACTAGCGGCCTGTAATGGGCCGCTTTTTCCCAAAAACATTTATGAAAATAGATTCACGTTTATTACTTGCATCTCTAAAAAGAGTTGCTCCAGCTGTATCTTCCAATAATTTGCAAATGCCAATCTTGGATTATGTAAGAATAAAAAACGGAAAGATAACCGCCACGGATCTTGTGCTAACTTATATCGACGATATTGATGCCGATACAGATACCGCGATATTACTTCCATACAAAGAATTATTATCAATCGTTTCTCAGCTTGAGGGTGAAATTGAAATTATAGACGAGAAAAATAAAATAAAAATCATTTCCGGATTTGATATTTTCGAGGCTGGAAAAAGCAATGATATAAACTTATTTCCTGTTGTTCCTCAATTCAATTCCGAGATGATATTTACAGTTGATGCAAGTTTCTTTCAAGCTATTATCAATGCGTCTAAGTGCGTTATGGATGCAAAATCAGCATCGGTTCTCAGCAACATATCAGTAAAAGTAACTGAGAACAACATAGACGTTGCAGGATCAGACGGACAAAAATTATATGTACAATCAATTCCGATTGAAGGAGGCCTAATAGGGTCCTTTATAATTAGTCCAATTATCGCCCGAGCAATTTCAGATTTCAACATTGCCACAGTATCTTTCAATGAAAAATTTTTGCGCATAGAAGATGCAACCACACAATTGATATTTACACTCAGCGAGGGGAAATATGCATCCTATGAGGTTTTTTTCAAAAAAGAAATTAAACCAAACATTATTTGCAATAAAAAAGAATTCCAGAAAGCTCTAGCAAAAGCAATGGTTTATAATTTGCCATTCCATAGTATTGAATTAATTTTCAATTCCGACCACATACAAATGAAGGTAAATCATCCTGAAACCTCAAGATCATTAAAGGTAAATTGTCCCGCTCAAATATCCGAAGATATTGAGTCAATCGGAATGTTGGCGCAAAATATTAAAACCATAGTTGATATTACAGATGGCGAAGAATTGTGTATATTTGTTGAATCTGAAAAAAAGCCAATGTATATAATGGGAAATAATCAGAAAAATTTATTACTTCCGTTTTTAAAACAGAACTAATGGACAGTCATTTAAAAGTCTCTGAAATATTTTATTCCATTCAGGGAGAAGGAATAACAATGGGTGTTCCGAGTTGGTTTTTACGTCTTTCAAATTGTAATCTTGTTTGCGGCGGTTATGAGTGTTTGCATATTCCCGGAGCGCATATGGCAAATGCAAAATGGCGCTGCGATACAATTGAAGTTTGGAGACAGGGCAAGAATATGACATTCCAAGAAATTGAGGACTGCATTGATTTATGGACCCTGCATAATGGATCACATTTAGTTATCACCGGAGGAGAACCATTATTGCAACAAAAAGAAATAGTAAAATTCCTAAGGCATATTTTTGAAAATGTTATCCCGTTTGTTGAGATAGAAACTAATGGAACAATTGCACCCGATCCGCAATTAATTCCGCTTGTTAAACTTTTCAATGTATCTCCAAAACTTTCCAACTCAGGAATGCCAGCAATTCAAAGAGTAAATCCAATTGCTATTCAACAGTTCAACAAATTAAATTCAATATTCAAATTTGTTGTTTCAGATTCCGACGATGTGGACGAGGTATTAACTACTTATGGCAAAATGATAGATAAGGAAAAAATTGTACTTATGCCCGCTGCATCCGATCAAGAAGAATTACAAAAAAACCTTTTGATGCTAACCGAAATATCAAAGGAACTTTCTATAAAAATTTGCACAAGACTACAAGTTGCTATATGGAACAAACTAACTGGCGTTTAAATAACTGGACCGCAGCCATTGAGGAAATTATTAAACAATATTCTAACAATGGAGATTCTCAGATAGAAGGAATGGCCGATACTCCTAGGCGTTATATTAATTTTCTTGAGGAGTTTTTTAATCCCGATCCATTCAAATTTACAACATTTCAACCCGAGAGTTATGATGAAATGATTTGGGTTAAAGATATTCCGTTTTATTCTTTATGCGAACACCACATGTTACCATTTTTCGGAACAGCGCATGTTGCATATATTCCCACAAACAGGATTTGCGGACTCAGTAAAATTCCTCGTGTGGTAGATTTTTATGCAAGACGTTTTCAGAATCAGGAACGCATAACAACGCAAATAGCCGAGCGCATACAATCAGAATTAATGCCATTGGGTGTTGCGGTTGTTCTCGAGGCAAGGCACTTGTGTATGGAGATGAGAGGAATAAAAAAACCTAACACAATTACTACAACTGCAAAATTAATTGGTAAATTTAAAGAAGAAATTGCAACGCGGCAAGAATTTTATAACCTCATAAAAAAATGATCTTATGAACAATGAAGCAAAAAAAGCCATCGTATTATTATCGGGCGGACAAGACTCCACAACATGTCTCTATTGGGCCCGGCGTGAATTCGGGCTTGATATTATTCCAATCGGATTCGATTACGAACAGTCGCACAAAGTGGAACTTTTTCAAGCAATGAAAATTTGCAACAAACTTGGCCTTGATTACAAAGTTTTAAAATGCCAAGAACTATTAGGTGGAAGTAGTTTAACAAATCATTCCGATCATAATGAAAAAAGTTCTTTCAATTCGGAATTACCTGCATCTTTTACTCCTGGTAGAAATCTTTTATTTTTATCAATTGCTGCGGCTATGGCGGCTAGAATTGGAGCAAAAGATATTGTTACTGGAGTTTGTGAAACTGATTATTCAGGTTATCCTGATTGTCGTTTCTCTTTTATTAAAAGTATGGAATTAACAATCAATGAAGCACTTGGTTTGTATTCTAGTAACAGAATTACAATTCATACTCCATTGATGTATCTCAGCAAAGCAGAAACCTGGAGGCTTGCAAAAGAATTAGGTTGCTTGGATATTGTTATTGCGCACACTATGACGGACTATAATGGAGACATGACTATGCACGAATGGGGCATGGGAAATGAAAACAATCCAGCAACAAAGTTGAGAGTAAAAGGTTATTTTGAGGCAAAAGAAAGGGGTTGGATATGACAATTGAAACAAATGATAGAACTATTTTTATACTTCAAGTAGATGAACAACCGAAAGAAGTAGGCGGACCTGTGGTAAATTGTCTTATTGATGATGATCCTAAAAAAGTTTTTATGAATATGGTAAATTTTTTTCAATATTGTATTGAGAATCATATATCACAAGGACTGCAATTATTATCCTTATTTATTTCTATTTCTGAAACTGTAAAAATTAACAATCCTGATATTGCCTCAAGTACAAGAAAAACTACTATTGACGCAATTAAAAATAAAAAACAAAATGATAATAACCCGTAAATACCATTTCTATGCAGCGCATAGAAATTTAAGCGCCGGCGAAAAATGCGGTCGCATTCATGGTCATACATATAGAATAGAGATTGGAATAGACATGGAGCCTAATGAAAATGGAATAACAATGTTGTTTGAGGATATTGATGAGATTGTGGCTCCTTTTATAAAAATGCATGATCATTATTTTTTATTATTCGAGCAGGATCCTCTCCGCGAAGTTTTACAGAAAGCGCGGGAAATGTATTTTTCCATGCCGTTTGAAACAACCGCAGAAAATCTTGCAGGATATTTTTTTACAAGGATAAAAGGTAGATTGCCCGAAATTAAATGGTTGTCATTAGCTGAAACCGATTCCTCAACTGTTATTTATTCTGAATGAATTTTCATTTCGCGGGCATGGATGGAAGTTTATGGCTAGAAAAACTTTTTCATTCATGCAATGCAAAAAACAGATTAGAAAGTTTTTGGAGCCTAGGCCCAAAAAATTGGCCAACTCAAACTATGAATAGTTTAGTTGATTCTGGGGGGTTTGTTGCGCGGACTAAAGGAGTAAAAATATTGGTTCAAGAATATTCTCGTTATCTTCGCAAATATAAAGTTCCAAAAGCATTTGAACTTGATACAAATGATATGCAAGAAACTGCATATAACCGGGACTATCTAATTAAAAATACCGAAACTCTTATAATTCCGATTTATCATTATTCTACCTTCAAATCTGGAAATGAAAAGTTTCTATTCGATTTGATGGACAAACATAATTATATTGGATTAGGCGGAGTTGTTGGAGGAGCGGTTAAATCAACCAGAAGGGAGAAAGATGAATTTTTTGATTTCGTATTCCGTAATACTAGAGACAAATGGAAAATTCATGGACTAGGAATAACTGATCCGTATTCTATGAAACGTTATCCATTTTTTTCAGTAGATTCCTCTCAATGGTTAGACTCTTGGAAGTTTGCTAAATTCGAGGGAATAAAAACCGGTACAGAATATCATGAATTCATGAAAAAAAATAAACCAATTGAATTCAAATTAAAACGTGAAATTTCCCACCGCGTTTTTCTTGAGCATTATATCACAAAACTTTGGGAAATAAAAGGAGTAACATGGAACACGTTATAACCTGGAGAGATTGCTTGATTATGTTTTTAATTACTGCATCTCCAGGAATCATTGGAATGATAGGAGTTATAACAATTATTATTACCGAAAATATTAAAAATAAAAAATCAGATAAAAGATGGAAAGAGCAATGCCAACGGTTTTCCGATCAATCACCGAACTAACAATAATTTCAGACGGATTAAAAGAAATGGATAACGCACATTATGCAAAACTTTTATTCAGTCTTACTAATCACGGACAACTTAGAAATATTTTAATCGACGAAAACAATAATGTGGTTGAGGGTCGTAGAATTTTACAAGCCGCGGCAGATTTACGATGGCATGAAATAGAGTGTAAAATTGTTAAAGATACTTTTTTGCCAAGATTAGCATTAGATTGCGAATATAGTGAATTCGATTTCGTGGAAGTTAGCCAACAACTTTGTAAAAAATTTGAATTAGAAAATAAAGAATTGCTTTATGGCTTATTGCCATTTACAAATTCTGATATAGAGGATTATATCGAGAGTACCAAATTTAATTGGGAAAATTATAATAAAAAAGCGGAGTCGGGTAAAAATACCCAATCTTTGTTCTAAGGATTTTTGTATTGAAATATACCTTATATTTATGGTATAAAATAAATCAAAATGAAAACCTCTAAAAAAGTTAAACTCTCAGGCAAGCAATCTTTTATTCAAACAAAAGTAAATGATTCTACTATTTGCGAAATGATGGACCACGAGGATGAAAATGGAAACCTCGAATTTCCTTCATTGAATGATAAAATGATTGATGAATTACCCGCGCCTGAAACAAAAAAGAACGGAAAAATTTTCATACCCACAATTCAACCTGCTACATCTATCCAAGGATTTAATCCCGATCTTGGAAAAGTTCAGCAAGTTATTGAATTGCATAAAAAGGGTTTTTCTAACCAAGAAATTATTGCAATGGGATTTAATAAAAGCACAGTTAACAACCAAGTAAGAAATTATCGTTTATCCAAAATGCAAAACAAAAAATAACATGGCGAAAAAAAAGATGGAACCAAAAGAAGCTACTCAGCCAAAAGCCGCTGAGTCACCAAAGCCTACGGGCAAGATTGCGAAAATTATTGATCTTTATGTTGGCGGTAAATCAATTGAGCAATTGAAAAAAGATACCGCTGAAGATGGTCGGAACAAGATCGAGGAAATTATCAAACAAGGTTTTCACAAAAACACGGTTAACACTCAGGTAAAAGTTTTCATGAAAGCGAACGGAATTACTTTACCTTCTTCTAAGGTGCGAAAAACTATTCTTGAAAACAAGATAGCAAAAGCTCAGAAAGAGGCAACTAAGAAAAAGAAACTCAGCGCAAAAGAAGCGTTTGTGGATCCTGGTGATATTGTTCCTGATGAAATTCCTACAACACCTGAGCCGAAACCAAAGAAAGAAAAGAAACCAAAAAAAGAAAAAGCAAAAAAAGAACCAAAAAAAGAACCAAAAGAAGATTTGAAACCTGAGGAAAATGAATTACCTTTCGGATCTGAAGAAGACACCAACGACCAAATGTTGGATAATCCAGACGACATATTTTTTTAATAAGTTTAAGTAAAACTATTTTGTAAATTTTAAAAAAGTAAACATGACAACAGTAACAAAAAAAACCAAGGTTAAAAAAGCGACCAAAGGCAAAAAAGCTCCAGCAAAGAAATTAAAAAAGAAATCTGGAGAACGCGGCATAATCGAGCAAATCATTGATTTGCACAAAACAGGAAAGACAAACAAAGACATCATTGATATGGGTTATTCAAAAAGCACCGTTGGGCAACAGGTAGCTAAATTCAAAAGAGAAAAAGCAGAAAAGAAAAAGTAACCATCATTCCTGATTAGTTAGCACATGCGTATTTTTATTTTGATCTGGTTAGCCGCTTTTATAGCGGCTAATTTGTTAGTAAAATATATGGGAGCTAAAGGACTTTGGTTTTCTAGTTTTTTCCTTATCCCGTTTGATTTCGTTCTCCGCTCCTTCTTTCATGAAAAATGGTCTAAGAGCCAACTTATATTCCGTCTTTTTATTCTTACAATCTCCGCCGCTATTATAACGGTTATCATTAATCGAAGCGCAATTAATATTGCCCTAGCTTCTGTGGCCGGATTTACCTCAGCACAAATCGGCGCCGGAGTTTTTTACCAAATATACAAACAACGCTCCTGGTTTTTCAAAGTAAATCTTTCGGATCTCGTTGCAATAATATTTGATAGCATCATATTCCAGTGGGTTGCATTTTCTATTATAGCTCCTTATATAACGCTTGGGCAGATAGTGGTTAAATTTTCAGGAGGTTTGTTATGGTACTTTATTTTATTTAAATTGTGTAAAATTCAAAACAAAATTTATGCAAGAAAAAATTCAACGCCTCAGACAAATATTAGTTGATATAGGCGAAAACATGCCAGTAGTATTAGACATCATTAAGGAATTAAAAATAGATGCCGGGATATTAGAGGATAAAAATAAAATATTACAAGATGCTCCAGCTGCTCCAGAATTTGAAACAATTGATTGCGGCATAGGCGAAATAGATTATCATACGAAAAATTTGCGCCTTCAATACATAATGGAAGATTTGGCGGAAATAATTGAAAAAGAAGGAACTGAGGTAGTGGCATCATGGCTATCTGCTAGAGTACGGTACAATAATTTTAAAAGCGCATGAGATACCGCTGGACATAGAAAAGAGTCTATGCAGTTGGCAACATGCTAAAAATTATTATTTATGGAGATGCGTGCTTACCAAACGCAATTTGTAACAAACATTGCAATTGGTTTAACACATGTAAAAAAACTTGTTGCGCAACTTGCAACAGGTGGCGGCAAGACGCGGGTTTTTTCCGCTATATGTCGCCGTTATATTGATAAGTCTAATAAAGACGTATTGATATTAGTACACCGCAAAGAATTGCTTAAACAAACCAGGAAAACTTTATATGATGCAGAAAAAATAATCTGCCAACCGATTATCGCCGGCATGAGAACAATTCCTAAAGCCCGTGTTTATGTCGGCATGGTTGAAAGTGTTAACCGCCGCGTTGAACGATTGACAAATAATATTGGATTAGTTATTATCGACGAGGCCCACCTTGCTGTACATAATAAGATGCACGAACATTGGCCCAATCAATTGATAATCGGGTTTACAGCAACGCCATTAAGCGCCTCTAGAAAGAATCCAATGAAAAATTGGTATCAAGATATTGTTTGCGGAATTGATATTCCAGATTTAATTCGCCTCGAGGCGCTTTCTCAAAATATTACTTTTGCTCCAAAAGATACAGTGGATAGAGCGGCGTTGACAATTAAGAATGGAGAATTCGATGAAGGATTGATGGGAATGAGTTTTTCAAAACCGAAATACATTAACAATACTGTTGTCGCATACGAAAAACATGCCAAAGGAACCAAGACAATTGTTTTTAATTGTACTATTGATCATAGCAAATTAGTTGAACAAGCGTTTAAGGGTTCTGGTTATAAAGTAAGGCACCTGGATGGTGAAACATCTGCAAACGAGAGAGATCAAATTTTAAACTGGTTTAAAACAACTCCAGATGCAATACTTTGCAATTGTAATATTGCTACCACGGGATTTGATGAGCCGACAATAGAAACAGTTATTGTAAATCGTTCAACTATGTCTATGCCATTTTGGCTGCAAGTTTGCGGGCGAGGATCAAGACGAACCGCCGCTAAATCCGCATTTACAATAATTGACATGGGCGGCAACGCAATTATACATGGAGATTGGTGTTATAAACGAGACTGGGAAAATATTTTTCATAACCCGCCTAAGCCCGGCGCGGATGGAATTGCACCACTAAAGACTTGCCCTCAATGCGAAGCACTTGTCCCGATTTCCACTAAGGTTTGCAAATTTTGCGGTTATGAGTTTCCTGCTCCTCAGCAAGCAGAAGAAAATCCTTTGCAGGATTTTGTTATTGTTACACGCGGAATAAATGTAAAAGAAGTTATTGAAGAAAATAAACACCGCAAAGAATATTTCCCGTTTTTCAATATAGGCAGTACATTAGCGTACTCAGCTAAACAAACTATTCCGAGAATGACAGATGAGAATGCCGCATTTATATTAAAGCAGTATTGCCAAAAAGCCGAGGAATGGTGCAAGCTCTCTGGTAAACGATGGAATCAATGGCATTATGAAAAAGCAAAAGAACATTTATTTGCTGAGTTACAAAAAAATTTCAGAACTTGGAAACCCCAGGAAATTACAGTTTGAAAAATTAAAATTCAATGACCAACATTTCATTTTACGCCCGAGGCGCAAAACAGTCTCAGGGCGGCGAACTGATGCCATTTGATTTGTTCTTAGAAGAAATTAAAAACGGAAAATGGCAAGATCAAGTTATAAAGTTAAGAGCAATTGCAGATGAGACAACGAGAGCGGAAGCAAAAAAATTAATTCCATATGTAACTATCTCAGGAATTTTCGGAGAACACAGGAGAGCCTCAGAATTAAAAGCGCATAGTAATTATATCGGCATCGACATTGATAAATTGTACGGTGAAAAAGAAGGAATTAAATCCTTATTAATAAAGGATCCTTATGTATATGCTGCATTTACTTCCGTCTCCGGAACTGGACTTTGTATTATAATGAAGATTGAGGGAGACAAACATTTAGAATCGTTTTGTGGCATCGCGGATTATCTTTTGAAATCTTATCAACTACTTGCCGACCCGCATTGCAAAGATGTTTCCAGAGCGCGGTTTGTTTCTTTTGATCCTGATATATACATCAATCCTGGGTCCGCTGTATTTAAAAAATATTTACCAAAACAGAAAGAAAGAAAAATACCGCCGCAAATATTTGTCCAATCTGAGTTTGACAATATTATACAACAGATGTATCAAATGAAGGTTTCATGCGTCGAGGATTACCGAGATTGGTTATTGATTGGATTTGGATTAGCGGATAAATTTGGCGAAGCAGGTAGAAAATATTTTCATACACTTTCCTCGTGTTCGCAAAAGTATGATCCTAAAACATGTGATAAGCAATTCGATTCCTGCGTATCCGGGACGAAACAGAATGGCAAAATTACAATATCAACTATTTATTGGTATGCGAAGCAAGCGGGAATAAATATTAATTCCGAAAAAACCAAACGCATAGCCTCAGTTACTAGCTCATGTAAAAAGGCTGGAGTATCAAAAGAAGATATAATAAATAATCTCCAAAAGTTTGAAGGAATATCCGCAGAGGAATCCACTCAAATAGTGGAACAAGCCTTTGCAAGCAATGCGAATTTTCATGAGGATAAAGATTCGTTGATTGATGGAATCATTGCATGGCTTAGGCATAATTACAATATGCGGCGCAATATAATAACCCGCAAAATAGAGAATGATAAAGAAGTGTACGAGGATTTGGATTTTAATACCATTTTCCTTGAATGTAAAAAAATATTTTCAGACTTGACCTCAGAATTATTTAATAAAATAATTTTTTCCAGATTTACAAAATCTTATAATCCTTTCCTAGAATTTTATGAGAGCAACAAAGAGGTTGTATATAATAATGAAATTGATGAGTTATGGAATTCTATTGATTGCGACGATCCAGATAAGTTAAAATACTTCGGAACAAAATGGTTATTATCTATCATTTCATCTATCCACGGAATGCATTCACCATTAATGCTAGTATTCGCGGGAGAAATCCAGGGAACTGGAAAAACGGAATTTTTCCGAAGATTATTACCGACTGAATTAAAACAATATTATGCTGAGTCGAAATTAGATAAGGAAACTGATGATGAAATATTGATGTGCCAAAAGTTAATTATCATGGATGATGAGATGGGCGGAAAGTCGAAAAAAGAAAATAAAAGGTTGAAAGAACTAACCAGTAAACAAACTTTTTCACTCCGGGAACCATATGGCCACGTAAATGTGGATTTAAATCGGTTAGCAGTTCTTTGCGGAACCTCAAATGATCTTGGACTATTAAATGATCCAACAGGCAATAGAAGATTAATTCCTATACAAATAATCCAGATAGATAAGGTTCGACTAAATAAAATCAATAGAGTATCTTTATTTATTGAATTATTCAGAAGGTTTCTATCTGGAGATACAGCAGAATTAAATTCTACTGATGTTGCTAGACTGAATAACAAATCCGAGCAATTTCAAGACTTTACCTCAGAATATGAACTGATAAACAAGTGGTTTACACTCCCAACAATAAGCGACAAACCTTCAGAACTTACCGCAACTGAGATAAAGAATATTTTGGAAACAAAAACGGTACAAAAATTATCTTTGAAAAAAATTGGCGAAGAATTAAAAAGGATCGGATTTAAATCTACGATCAAAAAAATCAACAAAAAAGCCACACAATTATATTTAGTCGTGGAAAATATTTCAACAGGTATTACAAATAATTTTCCGAGCCCTAATGACGATGATCCAGATACAGAGCTTCCTTTTTGAGGGTTAAAGATAGTTAAAGATAGTTAAGGATGATTTGGTCTATCGTTAACCCGTGATTGTCATAGTATTTAGATACGGGTTAAAGATGTTAAAGATAAATTCTTATAAGTTTATAGAAATATAAATAATATAGAGTAGCTATAAATAGTCTTATGAAAAAAAAAAATTTATAATAACTTTTAGAAAATCGTTTTTTATCTTTAACCCGATCGCTGAAACGCACGTCCCTATTGAGTTTGCTGGGTTAAAGATAAAAAATGCGTTTATCTTTAACCCGCTGAAAAGTGCCGTAAAGTGCCGTAAAAAAAAAATTTCAAAAGTATGTCCACTAATCTGCATGACAAATTACTAAGTGAATGCTACATCTATGTTTGGAATAGTAGGGTTCAGTTCCGAAGATGTATATTTCATATTCCAAATGAAGTGCGAAGGTACAAGAAAGAAACAGCAAAGGAACACATGATCCGAGTACAACAATCAAGAGCAATCGGAATGCTTCCAGGTGTTTTAGATTTTATTATTTTTTATCGCGGTAGATTGTTTATCACGGACGCAAAAATTCCTCCAGATCGACTGTCGGAAGCTCAAGAAAAATTCATTGAGGTTATAACATCGAACGGCGGAATTTTTTTAGGAACCTTCGCAACCCTAGACGAATTTAAATTGATGATGGATCGGATCGAAAATTTTAGCAAAAGCTCTTTATGAGTTCCGGGAAGTAGTTTCACCCTATTTTTAAAAACTGGTAAAATAAATTTGGTTCATATTCCACGTTATATTATTTTTATGGTATTAAAAAAAAATCAACAAAATGAGAACAATTGATGCAACACCAACATGGTCGGCAATATTGCCTATTATATTAGCAAGTCTTGAGGATCCGAATACGTCCGCGGAATCAAGAGAAAAAATAATTAGAGAACTTGGACGTATGGCAAAAGTTGCCGACGATCAAGTAAAGTATTTGAAATCTGAAATTGATTTCAGGTCAGAATTAGCAAAAACATTTATTGATATTATTGAGATTAATAGAGAGTATGTTTTGGTTAAAACAAAACAAAGCGCTGAAATATTGTCGGAGATGTTTTTGCAAGCTGGGCCCTTTGGTCAAATCACCGGACCCTTTATTATTATAGATGGAATCGAAGGAAAATACTGGGAGGTAAAATATGCCTAGTTTTTTTTCAATGTGTTTAACTGAGCAACTTACATTAACCGACCAAAAAATTATTACAAAACTTTGCAACGGTTTTACCATCTTGTATAAACGATTTGACGGGAAGTGTTGGCACTTATTATTAAAGCAAACCGACAAGAGAAAAATAACCGAAGAAAATTGGAGATTTGAATATTATCAACAATTTCAGCGCCACGGAGAATTTAATCCAATAAGCTCATTTCGTTTAATGCAGGAGGTTAGCGCAATTAAACGAGTAAAAGATGAGGCGCTGCAAGCTACTATCAACCACGAGGAGATTGCAAAAAATAATCCCGCTGAGTGGGAGAAATTCCTAGCACTATAAATTAATAACTATGGAAAATAATAATTATTATCTAGCTTGGGATAAATTAACTGACAAGCAAAAAGAGGAGGTAACACGATTGTTGGAACTATCAACATTATTTATAAAGATTGACAAGAAATCTCCGGCGCTGAGATATAAGATCCGCGTAACCACAGGAGAAATTCTTGGATTATTCATTCCAAATGAAATGATATAGTATTTTTACCTTTTTCGGCGTTTTCCACCAATCTTAAAAATAAGTACCAAAATATTTGGAAACTCATCTCCGGCGCCATATCTTTATGGTATCAAATTAAAACAAAAAATAAATTAACCAATAAAACTAAAGTATATGAAATTCTCAACGCTTAATGCAAATTTTGATACCGAAAAAATAGCTCATTGTCCTTCAATAACAAAGTTATCCCGCAATTGTCAGTCTACTGTTATGCAAGACTTGAGGGTTATCGGTCCCGGCGGAACTCATATGGAATTCATGGAAGAAAAACAAGACGTTATAATTGAGGATGAATTCGGTCAAATACATGAAGTATGCGAAGATTGGATTTGGCAATAGGTTAACTGATGAGTGCTTAAATAGCCGAAACTGGTAGCGATACCAGTCTTAACCAACAAAACTAAAGTAAGATGAAAACCAAAATACAAGATTACGGGCTTAGATTTTATGTACGAGACTTGTATTTAGTTAATGCAGGGAACAGAGGCGGGGAAGTGTTACAAAGCCTAAACAAAAAACAAAAAAAGTCAATCACATTGGCTTCATTTGATAAGATCGAAACCAAATTTCCATTTTCACAAAACTAAAATAAATGACAACAATTATGATATGGATAGATGGCGAAAGATTTTGGATCGAGGATGAATATTGTAATATCACTTCTAACCATTCCCGCGCTCTTCAATTTAACATGTATTCAAAAGCTATACGATTCATCGAGGAGAATTTTATCCGCGGCGCAATCACTATGGGCAAATCAAGAATATATAATCCTAATGCTAAAACTTTTAAATCCTTTTAATCATGACTATCGTTAAAATCAAAAACCAAAAACAGTATGCGTTGAACGTTACTGACCTCAGAACTGGTAGTAAATTTATCATCAACTTTTGCAACAAAGCTAGAATGTATCGTTGGATGAGGAATAATTATTCGGCATATTCTTGGGAATCTTCAAATTGAGTAGTTTTACCCAATCTTCTGGAAATCACCAGAAATATTTGGAAAACGTGGTATTGCACCGTATATTTGTATAAACAAAGCGAAAATGAAAAAAGATATTACCTATCGTTTTTTGATACTAACAAACAATGTATATAACGTTAGTTTTGCAATTCAAAGATCATTAACGATTAATCCAGACAAATCAACTTTAAGTGGATTCATCAAAAAATCTAAATTACCCGAATTATTAGCTGAAGTTATTGAATTCGGTATATCTTTCAAAGATGGTAATATAAAGTTAATGACCGCTGATAGGTATTGGAAAAATTGGGATAAAATTAATTCCTGAGAAAATGAAAAAAGTAAAATTTACACAAAGCCTGATCAATGATTCAATCATTATTCGCTCAGACAGTTTCATAGGTTGGTATAAAATTCACGAATGTGTAGGAGATAGAAATGTGTTTGGCGTTCAAAGTTCAGACGGAATTGACACCGAAGCCAACGGAGTTTTTTTCCCGACTATTGAGAGGGCTATCCAGTACATTAAGAAAATGATTATTAACAATTATTAAAATAAATCAAAATGAAAAAGACTCCAAACAAAATGAAACCAATCGCCAAATTCCTCGAGGAAAATTTCGAGGAAGGCGCTGGAAAGATCGAAATGATTATGGCTTGTTTCGTGGCAGGTTATACCCGCAAAGAAATAGTTCTGGCTGGATTTAACAAATCCACTGTTTACCATCAGGTCGGAGATTACATCAAATTGCGCAATAAGCCCGCATTGCAATTTCAGGGGTATGCGGTTTGGGAAGGCCGAGTAAGGAAATTGGTTAGCTCCAATAAAGTGGGACGAGACAAAGCAATACAAGCATTGGCAGAAAAAGACGGTTTAGTTTCGGAATAACGTTAGGCGGGCTAAGGCCCGCTTTTCACTTGGTTTTTATTTATCCCCGGAGTTAACATGAATTAAAAAAACAATTAATTTGCGGACTATGGTACGAGTAGTTAAAATATTAATGGGCTTCGGAATATTCTGTATGGTGATTTTTGGCGGGCTATTTTATTTTTTGTCGTTTCTCATTGTATCAGTCTTTATTGGTTGTTATTTTTTTATCAGGATATTATTCTTATGATCGACTGGACAATATTTATTTTCGAGTATAATGATGGGCGCAAAGTTCAGATCCGCCACAACGTTGAAAACATACAAGAGGTGTATGAAGTTTGGCTCAGGAGAACGGATATTTTTTCCGCCCAAAGTTTTATTGATCATATTAATTACAGATTGAAGAAAGATAAATTTTACACCGGCGCCAGCGCCTCAATAGTTGACGTTAAAGAATAATTATGGATAATCAATTATATGCAATCGCCGCCATACTTTGTTTCTGTTCGTTTCTAGTTGGGCTAGGTTGCGGATTAGCTATTGGAGCTAAATTTAGAAAATAGAAATTTGAAGGGTTTATGCGCCATTGATAGTGGCAAAATGGATCGTAAGAAAAGTCAATAATCCTGACGAACAAAAACAATAACTATATGCTACGCAATTACACAAAAGAAGATTACGACAAAGGGTTAAAGCCTACTCAATTGAGTAATGGTATTAAAATTCGCCTTTGTGAATGGTTTGAAGGAAATAGGTGGTTTATCGTTGTTGACGAAAATGCAACTATTTATTATCGTTACCGAGACGGCGAAAGCGCAATCGAGGGCGCGCCTAATCTCCAAATCGAAGTTCCTGATGATATAGTGGAGTATTATGTAACGGAGTTTGGTGCTGGTGTTAGTAGCTCTTTTTCAAATTATGATGCTGCTGAAGCGTGGCCCTTTAGAAATGGAAAAATAATTCTCAAACTCACCTACAACCGCACCACAGGCGAAGGGACTATTAAAAGAATTGAAAAATGAAAAAGCGCTCCAATTGCAAACAAAACAATATTGAGTTATGAGCAACGAAAAACAACTACCAGAAGAAATAGGCGCATGGATTTTTGATACAGTTATGCACATTCATAATACAACGCGTGGTAAAGGTTGGATTGAAGGCGCAACAGCTATGTATTGGCATGATCAGGAGCAAATCCAATCCCTGCAATCTAGAATAGCTGAACTTGAACAACGGGTGAAAGAATATGAGGAAAGATTGAGACTTTGGTATAATGCATAAGGAAATTATACAACAACTACTTAACAAATACAATAAGCAATGAAAAAACTTTTACTAATAATATTTATTACTGGATGTTGTACGACATCTAACCTACGTGGTTATGCGCCAACGGATCGTTATAACATGAATCATAGTTTACGTTATTATCGCTGGATAGGTCCGGATCAAAGACCTGGTATCTGGGTTGATATTAAAACAAATAAAAAAGTTATATGAAAAAATTATTACTTATTATAGCCGCCACATTATTGCTGGCTGCTTGTTCAAATTACAAATATGGATGTAGCGCCAACAGGCATTATGTTGGTTATCATACATATCAAAAATGATTTTGGAACTTTGTACATTTTGATTTGATTTTGAAAAAAAGGATTTATTCCTGCGGCCCGTATTTCAATACGGGCTTTTTTATTATCTTGCTACTGATATGTAATAATTCTTAAGTTATACCCCCGGCGTTTCTACGTTGGGGTCTTTTTTAAAATGCAAAAAATATGGATATAGTAATTCCTCTCATCGAATGGTCGGTAAATAATTTTAGCGAATTGCGTTATGCTCTCCGCGGATTTGAAAAACACATACACAGCATTGATAAAGTTTACATTGTTGGTCCTTTACTGCCTGAATGGGCGCAAAATGTGGAACACATTTTTTTCAAAGATGATGAGGATCCTAGATTCCGGGAATGGAATATTTATATGAAATTGATGGAGTATGGGAAAGATAAAAATTCTGATTTCATTTACACCAACGACGATCATTTTTTATTAAAGCGTTGGGATGATTTCGGATATAATTTCAAATCATCTCTCAAGCAAACTTTAAATCAGAAAGATTATGGTGATCCTTACCGCAAAACAATTCTCAATACAATTGACGTTATTGGAATTCCCGGCGCTATGAATTTCGATATACATTGTCCAATGATTATGCATCCTGCTTTGCTCAAAGCGATTCCTATTAACTGGAAAAAGCCCTACGGTTATTGCATGAAAACGGTTTATGTATATAAACACGATATACAAAAAAGATTTTTGGTAGGTAAAGTTACAGATTGGAAGATAAATGACCGCAATATAAATCTGACCGAAAAAGATTTTTCTGGTTTCAATTACTTTTCGTTAAGTGATAAGGCGTGGGATTTTAAAATGGAAAATTTATTAAAAGGCTTTTATCCTAAGAAATCCAAATATGAAAAGTAGACTAGAATTTATGATGTGGTTTCGTTTGTTATCGCTGATTGCATTTGCATCTGGTCCGATTTCTTGGATGTGGATGGGCTTTTCTTTTTCGTGGCGCTTGACGGTATCAGGATTTTTATCTTATATTGCATCAACATTAGTTTTCAACTTTGCTAATAAACAAAAGCCACAATGAAGGAATTGAGGGAGCAATTGAAAGACAAGACCGAAATGGTCCGTCAGAAAGAAATCGAAAAGCATATTCAACACATGCGCAAATTTCGATTCATCCCCGGCACGAAATTATTTCAGTTCAACTTATTAGACCAGTCGATAACTTTAGCAAACGTTAAGGAAATTAATGTGTTGGATGAAGGGCAATTCAAAACAAAAAGATCCGTTGAATATAAAGATGGATGCATTTATGCAGTAGCTTTGAATGAGCGGAACGCAATGAGGAAATTCATTAACATGATAAAACAAATGATCAATGCTACCCGTTGATTTCCCAGGATCTAATTTGGTTTTAAATAAACCAGATTCATTTACGGATGAGCAATGTATGTCCAAAGTACCTGCGTTTTTTGGGTTGGATGAGGATACTAATTGCACGTTCTATATGACAGCGTGGCGACCAAACAAAGACGATCTTGAATCATTAAATAGTGGCGGATCAGTTTTTGTTAAGATAATGGTAAAAGAAGGACAAGCTCCGCCGCATTCGACTTTTACGATTAGTCCAGAAGGATTTTTAAACTATGTAAAATAAATTTTATGAATCCGAATTACAAAAAAAGAATCACTGGCGAAATAATTGATTTCGCCAATTTTCAAATCATAGAGGCCGCAGATGATTCTGGAGCCATGATTGCAAACTGGGACGCGGATTTATCAGGAGATGCGCCTACGCATACTGTGGTTGGTGATTATCGTGAATTGGTCCCGATACCTAAACCTGAAACTAAACTTGAAACTAAAACAGACGATGGCACAAATCCAGACGGAGAGCATTCGGACTCTCAGAGTACCGACTGGGATAGGGGATAATATTTGGTTATTGCAAAAATTAGCCGCAGCAAATGAGAAATTCCATTTTAAAATGGGTAACTCTCATCCGCAAAGAGGCCACCAAATATTTGAACTTCTTCCTTCGGTTGCTAAATCAGTTGAATATGTTCCGGGACTAGCATACGAAACAATAAAAAAATATGGCGCTCAAAGAGATTGCAGATATTGGCACGAGATGACAGAACGGGATTTTCTCCTGGAAATAAATACACATCTCGAAAAAGGTCGGCGTATTGAGGATTTCCTTCCTGATTTAGAAATTGTTTGGCAACCTCCGTGGGTAACTACTGAAGTTTGCGATGATCTACCTGAATCCGAAATTTATATTGGAATTTATTGTGCCGCATATTCGATACAAAGATTGTGGGGATTTTGGGATGAGAAAGGTTGGTTTGAATTAATCAACATGATCCACAAAGAAAGACCTAATGCAATGTTTGTTATGATCGGCGCTCAATGGGACGCGCCATTAGCTGCAAAAGTAATGGAGCTAATGAAAGATAATAATATACCACATCATAATACGGTCGGACTAAATCTCGGATATGTATTGCAGTTATTGAGGCGGTTAAATTACTTCATTGCTTTTCCATCTGGGTTGCCGATCTTGAATGAATCACTAGGCAAAAATACTTTCATGTTTTATCCGACGAGCTTGATTAACATGATGGAAGCATGGGCAAAGCCTGAGCGTATTGCAAATTATAATTATATTGCCCAATTGTTTTGTACTCCCGCTGAGGCTTATGAAAGAATTACCAAACGTTATAATTTATTTGATAAGATATGAATATGGAAATAAATTATAGCCATTTTTTAGAAGCAACCCGCAAACATATTGATGAGGAGGGGAACAAAAAATTTTGCATTCCAATAACCGCTACTAGGGCTGATTGTGTACGAATTGCGAATTTCCTGCGGAATGAAAAATATATTGTGGACCTAGATCATTGGTTTGAAGGCGAACAAGAATTTTGCAATTTATATGTCTATCCATCCAGAAAAGAATTACTTTAAGGAATATAAAAAAGATTCCACTGTTTTTGTAGAAACAGGTACCTACCGTGGTGATGCAATGCAGCACGCCTTTGATGCTAATTATAATCAGGTATTCAGCATCGACATTGACCCAGGGTGTAAATCATTTTGTTCATCCAGATTTGCCAAGCGCCAAGGAGAATTTGAATGCTATACCGGCGATTCAGCAACGGATCTTTTTCGTATTATAGAAAACATAAAGGAGAAAATTACCTTTTGGCTAGACGGACATTGGCAAATGTTTGAGAATACGGATCCGGGAGAAAATCCGTTTCCGCTACTCCATGAGTTAAGTCAGATACAAATGCATATCCGAAATGATCATACTATTTTTATAGATGATATGTTGATAATGCAAAGCGATATTGTTGGTTATAACAAGGTACATATCGAAAAGAAATTATTGCAGATTAATCCAAAATATAAATTTAAATATTTACCAAATCCTGTAATAAATGGAATTTTAGTTGCATACATTTAAAAAAAATAAACAATGAAAAAAAAGGTACTTAGTTATAAGCAAATCCCGGTGCGTTCTCCGTTTTCATTTTTAGTATTACTTTATCTTGTAATGGATAAATTTAATGTATCAATGTGGGGATGGATTATTTATACAGTAATTGCAACATTGATAATGATCGGTTACATTTATGAGATAAGGCATCAGAAAGAAATTGAATTAAAAGAACTGGAATAATATGGGCAAGGTTGCGGCATCAACAGGTGGAGTAGGAGATATAATTTACGGAATACCGATCATGCGGAGATTGAAAGTAGATAAGATTTTTATAAAGGAAAACTTTTATTATCCGCCATATGGATCAATGTACACCGCGTTAAAGCCGCTATTGCATACACAAGGGATTGAGGCTTTTCCGACCAAGGGAGGTTTGCCGTTTAATGTTTATGAGGGGATTAGCTTTGATTATGATCTTGATAAATTTCGTTATCATGGAACGCGGGGAGTTATGCATATTATTAAAAGCATGTGCCTAGCTTGTAGATTAGCTCCAGTGGATTGGAATGTTCCATTTATAAAAGGCTTTTCATGTTATCATGGAAATTATTTTGTTATTCATTTGACTCAGCGTTGGAGGGAAGGTAGTAAAGTAAAATGGAAAAATGTTTACGATTCTTTGAGATTGTCTGGAATCAAAGTTTTCTTTTGCGGATTTCCTGAGGATCATGAAATTTTCTGCAAAGAATATGGGGATATAGAATTCAAACATACCGAAAATTTATTGGAGTTAACTTATTTTATTTCTGGAGCAAATGCGCTATATTGTAATCAAGGTGTAGCTTTGACTATTGCCCAAGGATTAGGAAAAGAGTATTATTGCGATTTCAAAATGCACAAAACCAATACAAGATTTTATACCAAAAACGAACACAATTTAAATGTATGAGAACTTCGGTAATTATTTCAAAAACAAAAAAAGATGGATCGGTATATTATTGCGGTTTTGTGATAAGGAAAATATTTTATATTCCTTTTAAATTTTGGTTTACTTGTAAACAAATAGGCGGAATTAAATATCATTCGGCATTATCATTTTGGAAATCCGAAAGAATTTGGGTTAGGAATAAGGAAAAATTGGAACAATTTTTAATGGAAAATATTAATAAATGAGACCTAAGAATTTTAATGTTCATGATCTAATAAGTAACTTAAATGGATCATGTAATACCATCAATGAAGAATTACCTTATGGCATGGACGAGGAGGATTTGACTGAAGAGGATAGGGCAGTAATTAACGAGACTATTTTCGAATGTGATACATGCGGTTGGTGGTATGATATTGAGGAAATGAATGAATCCGAGGGAGGTGAAAATATTTGTTCTGATTGTAAAAACTCCGAATAATGATAAAACTAAAAGGACGGAATTATTCCGTTGATGAATTTGGCGTGGTTACTCAGATGGACCACAAACCTTATGTTTACGATCCTGATTACTCAGCGATATATGATAGGGAAGAATACAAGATTCAATCCGATCTATTGCAAGCAATGCGCCTTGGTTTTGTTTGCGCGGCTCATGGAGGTAAAGTTAGAACGCTTATGGATGTTGGATACGGTAATGGAGCATTCATAATGTATGCAAAAAAATATTTGCAACACGTTTATGGTTTTGATGTTACTGGCGTTGATCTTCCCGGAGTTTATATTATGCCTGAATTTATCAAAGCAGATATTTATTGTTTTTGGGACGTATTGGAGCATTTTGCAGATTGCTCATTTTTGAGAAATCTGCCTTGTGAAACAATTTGTATATCTTTGCCCTATTGTCATTTCTTAACCGAGGGATTTTCTTGGATGGAAACACATTATAAACATCTTAAACCAGATGAGCATATAAGACATTTTAATGAATTGTCATTAAAAAATTTTATGCAATCATACGGTTGGAGATGTGTGGCAATATCTGGACATGAGGATATTGTAAGAAGGTCGGCACATGGATTACAAAATATTTTAACAATGGCGTTTAAAAGATAATTATGAATAAGGGCCGTTTGATACAGGACGTTATGCCAAAAGCTCCGCCTGAGTTAACTCAGCGTGAAAGGTATTTCGCTCAATTGGTTGTTAAGAAAGGGCCAATGTGGAGTTTGTCCGAAGTTATGAGAGATTGCGGTTATAACGAGGCTCAAATAAAACGAAATGAGATCAGGAAAAAAATAATGGCCAATAAGTTGATATGGGATTATGTGGATGATTTAAGGGAATATGTCAGAATGAGGCATGTGATTGCATTGGACCATATAGTAACCGAACTTGCTAAAATTGCATTCTTTGATATTCGTACATTATATGATGAAGATGGAAATCTGAAGCCTGTTTGTGAAATGGATCATATTGCTGGAGCCGCAATTTCTTCAATAGAGGTTGAGGCAACTGAGATTCCTAGCAAGGATGGAACTTTTATAATAAACAAAACAACTAAAATAAAAATAAGAGATAAGATCGCGGCGCTAAAAGAATTGCGGGAAGCTCTTGGACTTATTCCTAAAAAGACAACTACATTTAGAAAAGATGATAATGGAAACATTATTCAAACCGAAGTTTCCGGAGATGATCTCTCTCAATTACCAATTACATTTGAATGATAGCCTCAGGAATTAAAATAAAAAAACTTCCTCAATATAATGTACTTTATAACTTGCCGCCTGATGTGGAAATAGTTATTTGTATTGGAGGGCGTGGCGGTGGAAAGACTTATGAAGTTAGCAAATTTATTGCATTTTCATCGACCATAAAAAATAAACGTTGCGTTGTACTGAGAGATGAAAAGGAAATAATTCGTGAATCAATCCTGAATGAAATTCTTTTGCGTTTCGATTCCGCCGATAAGAATGGCCAATTATCAATGAACTTCCAGAGGCTTGATACAGGAATCAGGAGCAGGAAAACAGCTAATATGGTTGTATTCACAAAAGGATTTAGACCATCAAGCAATGATAAGAAAGCAAACTTGAAATCCATTTCAGATGTAGATATTGCGGTAATCGAGGAAGCTGAGGACATAAGAGATGAAGAAATGTTCAATACGTTTGCGGACGGAATAAGAAAAGTTGGCGCTGTAATAATTATTATTCTTAATACTCCAGATATTAATCATTGGATTGTAAAAAGATATTTTACGCTGGAGGATAAGGGAGATGGATTTTATGACATAATTCCTAAGCAAACAAAAGGTGTTGTGGTGATCAAAACGGATTATACTATGAATCCGTATTTACCATCTAATATAATAGAGCGGTATGAAAATTATGGAAATACAAATAGTGTATTGTATAATCCATTTTATCATAAGACAGCTATTCTAGGTTATGCATCAACAGGAAGGAAAGGTCAAATATTCAGCGGATGGAAGCCTTGTACAGATGCGCAATTCAATTCCGTTGAGGCTAGTTCTGTTTGGGGATTAGATTTTGGATTAAGTTCTCCAGCGGGAATTGTTGAATGCAAGTGTTTAAAAGATGAAATGTATATTAGAGAACATAATTATTTACCGTTAACAACAAAGGAGATTGGGATATTATTTTGCAGACTTGGCGTTGGAAAAGATTTAATAATCGGAGACAGCGCCGAGCCGCATACAATATCAAAGTTGAGAAGAGGATGGGAGGCATCTGAATTAAAGCCCGAAGAAATAGAAAAGTATCCAGACCTCTTAAATGGTTTTTATATTCTTGGAGCTATCAAGGGACCGGATTCTATTGTTAGTGGAATAGATTTAATGATGCAGACAATTATACACGTAACTGAGGGAAGTAAAAATCTTTGGGCTGAATATGCTAACTATGTTTGGGAGCTTGATAGAAACAAAGTTCCGACTGGGAAACCTGAAGATGCAAACAATCATTTAATTGACCCGAGCCGATACGTTAGAAAAGCAAAGGGCCGATTGTTTTAATCATTATATTTGTTTTCAAATATTTTTTTATGGCATGGTTTAAAAACAAAAACCGAAGCCTATTGGAACAAATTTTATCATCATTAAAAATTTTAATCATGACCAATGAGGAATTAATCGCCGCGTTTGGTGATTTAAAAACCGAAATCAGTACAAAGTTTGCAGCGTTGGAAAGTGCAATCAACGCCAACCCCGATGCAGTACCGGATACAGTCGTGGCGGCGTTCAATGATTTGAAATCTTCGGTTGACGGAATTACAGTTCCGACAGCCGCAGCCGCTCCAGCTACTCCCGAAACTCCAGTTACTGGTCAGTAATTTTTATTGAGAGTCGGCGAAGTTCCGACTCTCAATTAAAAAAAAAGTTTGTTTATCAAAAAATTATTATAATTTTACTCCCATGCCGCGTCCAAAGATGAATGAAAAACGTTGCTCTAATTGCGGCAAATTACTTTTCAAAGGAGATATTCAGGTAAAAGATGGAAAAGGAAAGATAGAGGTAAAATGTGTTTGCGGAACATTAAACACATTTGAAATTGATTTAAATGGTCAACTAAGTTTCCAAGATCGAATTTTTGTTAATCGCAAAAATCTAATAACCAGGAATCGCTTAGGAGATTATTAACACTAAAACCAATAGAATCCCAAAGAGGATCATTATCAATAGCAAAGGTTATTGATAATGATCCTCTTTCTTTAGCGATGGAAAATAAATTAATGAAGTTGGTCAAGAGGTCGGCAAAGTCTCTAGCATATGGCGACTATATAGATTTAGTTGCTCCTTCTATCTACCGCGGTGGTTTATTCAATGGACAATTTTTCTTCGGAGGAAATGGAATAGATTACAGGTTCAAATATATGAACCACAATTCTTCTATCTATGCGTATGAATGTTGCCCGCCTCTTGCCGCTGTTATTAACCGAAAAGCCCAATGTTATATTAATGGTTTGACAAAAATAATTAATACTCAGGGCAAGGAATCGCAATCACCGGAAGCGAAGAAATTAAAAAAATTATTATCCCGTCCCAACCCATTACAGACTTGGAGACAATTTGAAGCACAGCAATACATATATATAATGTTGTTCGGATTTTGTATAACCATGCCTGTTATGCCCGCGGGGTTTGAGGACTCATCTGCTAGAGATGCGCAATCACTTTGGAATATTCCGCCTTACATGGTTGTTATCGAGGAAAGTGAAAAGTTATTTTATCAAACTGATATTACTAAAATAATCAAGTCGATTACTATAACATACAAGAATCAAACAACGGAAATTCCTTTAAAAAATTTATTCATCTTCAAGGATTTTGTTCCATCTTCTCAAACTCTTATTTTTCCTGATAGCAGAACCAGGGCATTGGAATTGAATATAAATAACATTATTGCTGCATATATTGCCCGAGGCGAATTGATAAAGTTTGCCGGAGCGCAAGGTATTATTAGTCCAGAGGCCTCGGATGCCTCGGGACCTATCCCGCTTAAGGAGCAAGAAAAGATCGAATTGCAAGAACAATTCAAAAGGCAATACGGAATTCAATCGGGCCAATATAGATATATGTTAGCGCCTACTGCAATCAAGTGGACGGAAATCGGAAAAGCTACCAGAGATTTAATGTTGTTCGAGGAAATTGTGGACGATGTTATGAGAATTTGTGATGGTCTAAATTATCCATCTCCATTATTAAATACAGAACGCGGGCCGAATGTTTCCAATACTTCATCATTTCAAGCTCAGGTTTACGCAGATGGAATCATACCTGAGAGTACAGATTTTTATGAGCAATGGAATGCGTATTTCAAGACGGATGAAGTAAATCTGGAAATGATTAAGGATTATTCAGATGTCCCGGCACTACAAGACAATAGGGTGGAAGCTGGAAGGGCTTTATATTATCTGAATCAATCCAACATGCTATTATGGCAAAATAATTTGATAACAGCAAATCAGGTATTGGAGGCAAATGAATTGGATCCTGTAACTGGTTTTGATATATATTACGACGATTTTGTAAAGCAAGGAAAAACATTTGCTCCTACTCAACCGCCGAATAGTAACAATAATAATAATACGCAAAATGAAAACGAACCAAATCCCGAAGATAACCAGGGGAAATAACATTGCGGAAAAGAAATCTAGTCCTTACAAAGTAAAGACAGCGGAATTAGAAACCACTGTTAAGGATGTGGATGCAGGTAAACGAATTGTAACTGGTATTTATAATACCGCGTTATTTTTCGATTCCGATTATGATGTTATGATGAAAGGAGCGGCAAATAGAAGTATTGCAGCAAGCGGACCCAATGGCCCCGCGGTTGCAAAAATAAAACATTTGCTTTTCCATGACTGGACTAAACTTCCCGGAAAGATAATTACTTTACAGGAAAAGATGGTTAACCTCAATGGTCAAAATATAACTGGGATTTATTTTGAAACAAAAATGGCCGATACTGAAAAGGGGAATGATACATTAATAAATTATCAGGATGGAATTTATGATAATCATTCAATTGGATTTACTTTCCTTGATGGACAATATATCCAGAATGATGCGGAAGATTGGAGTAAAATAGTTAGTACATTAATTAATCCTGAGGCGGCTGAAGAAGTTGGATATATGTATTTGTGGAAAGAGTATGAATTGTATGAAGGATCCACGGTAGCCTTTGGAGCAAATGAATTAACTCCATATTTGGGAAGTAAAACAAAAAACAAAGAAACCACAATTGCTAAATTGAATGATCGAATAGATCGTCTAAGTAAAGCAATTAAAAGTGGTACTCAAACGGATGAGACATTGCATTGTTTTGAAATGCAGATGTTACAAATAAAGCAAATGGTAAAAGAGTTATTGAATCAACCGAGCCCGCCTCTTTTAAAAGATACCCTCAGGCATGAGGCTCATCAAGACAAGGGCACCTCAGGCGATTACATGACCTGTTCCAATTGCTCATTAGAATTTGCTACAACGGATGCGCAGGGAGATGGTAATGGAAATTATTATTGCCCCGATTGCCAAACGTTATGTATGGCTAAGGCAGCCAATACAGGCAAGTTTGATTTAAAAACTATTACTAACCACATTTTTAAAATTGAAAAATGAAATTAAAATTCAAA